CCGCTTTCAGTTTCCCCCATGCGATTGCACCGACGATTAGGCCGGCCCCGATTATCGGCCACCCGACGGCGGCGATTATCAGCCCGGCGGTAATCGTCCCCCATTTCAGCGCGCCCAAGACGTCGCCGCCCATGATTTTCCCGAACGTGATTGCTCCCGTGATTGCCGCCGCGCCGATTACGGGCCATTTGATAGCCGACATGATTGCGCCGGCCGATATGCCGCCGCTTACCAGCCCACCGATACCGCCCGAAAGTAGACTTCCCAAGCCGCCGGATAGGATACCGCCGGCCGCCGCGCCACCGCCAAGCCCCAACAGCCCGCCGAACTTCCCGGCGATACCTCCTAATGTGCTACGTAGAATCGTAAAGCGTTCGTCGGCGTTTTCGGCTTCTTCGGCCGCTTCTTCGGCTTGGTCGGCCGTTTGGCCCATTTCGTCGCCAAGTTCGCCGACTTGCGACCCCGCCGACCGTGCCGTTTGACCAAGTCCCGAATATGATTCGTCAAGTTGGCCGACTTGGGCACGGGATTCTTCGACGCCCGTAACCTTCGCTTGGTATTCGATAGTGCCGATTTGAACCATTTGGGCGTATAGCGTTCCCCGACCGCCTTAGCCCTTCGGCGTGCGTTACCCGTTGCGTGACTTCGCCTTCCGTTCTTGGCGCTTCCGACGCCGTTCGATTTTTTCTTCGCGTAGTTCTTCGCGTTCGGCGTGAATCGACAAGCGACGGTCGACTTCGCCTTCGGTCATGCCGTCGGTCGACGACTTCGTGACGATTGCCGTCGGCGCGGGCGCTTCGAAGACGCTGTCGGGAGCGTGGCGGTAGACGGTCGCCGCGACCACGGCACCCACAAGGGCGACGAATGTCCCGGCGTATTCTAAGCCGGCTAACGCCGTGGCTACGCCGACGAAGGTGAACGGTGCCCAAACGCACGCGGCGACGCGACGACGCCCCACGCGGCTACACGCACGCCGCGCTACGGCCGCCAAGTCGTGACGACGTTCGACGTGAACGCCGCGCCGGACGTCGCCGCGTATGTCCCGGCGCGTCAGCCCCGCGTTTTTCGTAAGAATGTATTCCGCGACTTCGCCTTGTATCTGCATTCCGCGAACGGTGCGCGCGGGGTCGCCGCGCACCGCCCGCTTTATTTTCCCCGGTCTTCGCCGCTCCCCGCGCCGAACGGGTCCGGCACTTCTTCGGTAAGGGCTTCGAAGTCCGTCGACATGGACGATAAGAAGGTCGCAAGACCGGGCACGCCGTCTTCGTGCGCCCCGAACCAGTCGACGACCATGTATTCAAGCATGTCCGTGTAGTAGTCCGAAGAAAGCGATTGCTGGGGCGACCCGTCGTCGCCTTCGCTGATTGTTAGGTTATTTTCTAACACTTCGTTCTTCTTCCGAAGCGGGACGTCGGCCTTCAATTCGAACCAGTACGCCCGCGCTTCGTCGTCTTCGTCGGGGTCGCCGGTCGTGACCCACACGGTGCGCGTCGCGGACTTGTCGACGGTCGCGTCTTCGAACGACCCAATTTCGTACCCTTCCGGCGGTTCAGGTTCCGGGGCGTCGTTTGCCATGTCCGACGGGACGGGTAGCCGGTGAAAAAGCGTGTCGGTGCGTTAGGCCGGCGCAAGGTACGACGTCGACACTTGGGTATCCGTGACCAAGATTTGCGCCGTGTTCGGCGTAATCGTCACTTCGACTTCGTTCGCACCTTCTTCGGGAATGCTATGGGGCGCTTCCGACAGCCCGATACTCCCCGCTTCGTAGCGGAACACTTCGCCCGACGGCTTGGTAAACTGAATCGACGCCGACCCCGCGTCGTTCGCGTTCAGTAGTTCGGTATATAGCGAATCGTTCGTCACGGTAATCGTCGCTGTAAGTTCGTGTTCGGCGTTCGCATACAGCACTTCGAACGGGTCGCGGCCGGACGCTTCCGCGATATAGTGTCGCGGGTCGGCGTTGGTCGTAAGTTCGTGTTCGAAGTTCGTGACGCGGGCGTAGGAGTTTCCGAAAAGCGAAAGGTTGCTATTGACGTCGTCGAAAATCCACGGGTTCCGGTCGTCAGCGTCGACGCCCGTGGTCGGCGAACTTCCGGGCGTGACGCCCATAGCAAGCATGTCTAAGTCCGTGGTAAGCCGCCCTTCGTTATCGACCGAAATGGTCACGCCCGGCGGGACGCCGCCCGTGAACGTCCGCACGAAGTCGTCGGCCCCGCCACGGCCGAAGTATGCCGCTTCGATAGTGACCGACGGCGGCTTCTTGTCGTTCAGTACGTCGATAGTGTGTAGCGTCGTACCCGTTTCGCTGACTTCCGACCCCGTCGCGTCTAAGTTCGTGTCGGCGGTGACGGTGTCGTTCCCGAAGGCAAGCGCCACGGGGAAGCCGTCGACCGGGATAACGGGGAGCGTGCCACCGTCGTAAGTCCGTTGCCCCGGATACTTGTCGGACAATTCGCGGGACGCTTCGCCGCTAATCGACCGTTCTTCAAGCCAATCAATCGACGGGTCGGGAAGTTCAGTTTCGCCGCTAATCTTTCCGAACGTGCGCGTGACTGACGCCGCCGTACCTTGTTCGGATTCGACCCCGACCAAGATTTGACTGTCGTGCCGAACATACGGGTCGGACATTCTTATCCCCGAATATCCGCCGTCGCGCCTTAACGTTTAGTTACGGGTCGGGCCGGTGTATATGCGACAAGTTTATATGCCTACCCGTCCAAGTGGGTAGTAGGTGCGAACCCCTATGACCGAAACCCAATTCGACGACACGACCCGAACCGACCTTACGAACGCCGACGTCGCGACCGACGACACGGTGCGCGTCGTTTGCATGAACCCGGAAACCGGCGAAGAATTCGACGTCACGGGCGACGTCGCCACGACCTACGCCGACCACAAGTTCGCCGTCGAAGGCGACGACGGCGTCGTCGTTATCCTGAACGACGACACGAAGGAGGTTCGCGAAGGGTCGTTCGCTGACGGCTTCGACACCGTCGAAGGCTTCCGCCCGGTCTTCGTGGAATTCGCGACCGAAGGCGACCGCGAAAACGTCGACGCTGACGCCGACGACACGCTTGTCTACGATAACGTAGTTCACGGCGCGAACGAATCCACGGGCAAGGAATTCACGAAGACGAAGACGGTCGAACACACGGGCGAAGTCTACGCCGAAGACGGCGGCGTGACGGCGTTCCGCTCCCCGGACTTCGACGGCGTCTTCTTCGTCGACGACGGCGGTACGGTCGAATACGACCCCGCTGACGAAGCGCGCGACCGCTACGAAGTCGGGACGTCCGGCCGAATCGAATAGGCCGTCGGATTCGTATAGCGGCTTTTGGTTTACGTTTCGACTGAACGCGACCGCGCTTCGAAGCCGATGGTGACTTCGTAGACGTAGGCCCCGAAGGTACTATCGTCTAACGGCGTGACGTCGGCGAAGACCATGCGGTCGAAGTCGCCCGGCGTGTCCGGTCGTGACCTGTTGGCTTCGACAATCCGCCGAAATTCGCTGAATAGTTCGTCGCGACGGTCTTCGTCGGACGCCTTAATTTCCGCGAATATCGTCGCGTCAAGGTCTTGGGACGATTGGAATAGGTCGGCGTATTCGATACCGAACGGGGAGGTTTCGGACACTTCGACGTAGTCGTATATGCTTAGGTCGCGCCCCTTCCCCAAGTCGTCGGACTTGTCGATTGTCGGTTCGTCGTTCGACGTGTTCGCCGCGACCCATTCGGCTTGCAGTAGGTCGCGGAATTCCTGAACGATTTTTGTAAGATTTGGTTGCGTCATGGTTTACCCACGCCCTTCTAATTCGAATACTTCTTGCCCGTTTTGCCGGACGATAACGAAGCCCGATTGCAGTAGCGTACCCCGGTCGGTCGCTTCGTCGGCGACAATATCTTGGGATTGTTCGAACGCGAATTCGACCGTGTCTTCGATTGCCTTCCGCGCGGCGTCGGGGTCGTTCGACCCTTCGTAGTTTTCAAGAAATTGCTCCCCGGCTTGTTTGGCCGCTTCGAACCCGCGATTCAAGAAGAAGACGCCGTCGGTCCCCGATTCGGCAATCGCCCCGACGACAATCCACGCGACATTACGCTGGGCTTCTTCGATAGTGTCGGCGTTTTCCTCCCCGGCCGCCCGAAGCCCAGCGTCAAGGTCGGCCCATTTCCGTTGTACCCACCCTAATAGCGGTTCGAACGGCGGCGACGTCCCCGTGTAGGACGTGGGGAATTCGACATATACCGCGTAGTCCGCGCCGTAGCCGACCGTCGCGTCGACGTCAAGATTTTCGAATACTTCGTCGATTTGCGACGAATCGACTTCGACGGTGACATTCGCGCCGACCATGCTTAGGTGCGCTTGTATTCCCGAATTGTGTCTTTCGCTGAACTTTCCCACGACGACGCGGCGTCGGATAGCGACGGCGTGTTCTCCCCACCGCTGGGGACCATTTCACCGAATTGGTCACTCCCGACGATTTGGGCGGCCGCAAGGAGCGCGGTAGCGTCGCTTATATCGCCCGGCACGTAGTCGCTGACGCCGTCCCCGTCGCTGTCGTATTCAGTCACGTCGTGCGGGTAGCCGTAGCGATAGGACACGCGCACTTCGGCCATGCCGTCTTCTAACGTCGGGCCGTGGGTTTGCGTCCCGACCGGCGTCAGTAGTTGAATGTCGGGCCGGAGTATCCCCTTCCGATTCGATACGACATAATGCCCGTCGGCCCGCCCTTCGTCTTCGGTAATGTCGTTTACCGACCGGGGATTCAGCACTTCGACCATGTCGCCTTCCGTCGACGTAATAGGTTTGATATGGGTATGGGGAAGGTCGACAAATCCGCGTTGGTCGACTTGGAAATTTTGGCGATTGTTCCGACCGCCGCGAATCCGACGTCGGCGGTGGCGCGTGTGCTTTTGCTTGTGCGACAGTTTGATTTTTAATTCGGCGTCGACGACCTTCCGGGTCCGCCAAGCGCGCTTCGTTTCGCTGTCGACCTTTTCGGACTTGTTCGCGATTATCTTGTCGACTTGGTCTTGCGTCAGCGCCCCCTTCGACGCGTCGCTTACCGTTTCCGGTAGGTCTTGGTACTTCTTGTTACGAATGTGGGCGAAGACGTCTTCGGGAGCGCAATACACGACGTCTTCGTCGACTAATCGGGTGTCGACGGGCATATCTACACGTTAGACGGTCGCGCGGCTATGTAAACCTTCGCGGCGAAGAAGAAGGCGGTCGGCGTATGGGCGACGTCTACTTGCCGCCTTGTTCGTGAATCAGTACGTTCACGGTCGCGTCGCCGGTCCCCGTGATTGTCGCTTGCGTCGACCCGACTGAAGACGGGTGCGCGGCGTCGGCCGTCTTCGATTGGGCGACGATTACGGGTTCGGCCGGAAGGTCGCCACCGACGCCGGGAAGTTCGTCGGCGTAGGTAAGCGTGGCCGACCCCGACGAAAGGGTGACTTGTCCGGCCCACACGCGACCGCTCCCGTTCGGGTCGGCCTTGCCGCCTTTGACTTGTTCGAATGGCATGGGTGGATTACGCTAAGTTGTAGCGGCCGACGATACGACTGTCGGGGGCGCTTGCCGCAAGCGTCCCGTAGGCGTCGACAGCGACGTCTTCTTGCGGCGTGGTGCGCGCAAGCGGGTGAAGCGTCGTGTCTTGAAGCATGGCCATGACGATAGTCGACATGTCCATGCCGACCAACAGACGCGACCCTTCGACGTCCGGGCACCCGTGCGATTCAAGCACCGGAACCCCGTCGATATTCAGCGCGCGGAACCCGAAGTTCAGTTCGTCGCCGGGCGACGTGTAGCGCACGAAGTCGTCGACGGATTCTTTCAGGTCTTCGAAGGTCTTGTGGTCGGTGACGAAGACCAAGTCGTCGTAGTCGGCACCTTCGCGGCGAAGTTTCCGAATGTCCGTGCGGACGTCGCTTTCCGTGACGGTCGACCCCGACGCGTCGGTAAGCATGTTCGCTTCGTCGGCAAGGTCGAACAGTCCGTCGAAACTTGCGGCGTCGTTCCCGCTGACTCCCGCGACCGACCCGGTGCCCTGAATGATTTGGGCTTCTTCGTAGTGGCGAACGGAACGCACTAACGCTTCTTCCGTCAGCGAACGGGACGAACGAAGCGTCGACGTCGCCAATTGCAGGAAGTCGGTGACGGCCGTCTGACGGCCGTAGGGCACGACGCTGTATTCGTGCGTCGCGTAACTGTCGTCATTTTCGGGCCACGTTTCGTCGTTGCCCGAATTGCTACCGGGTTCGTGGAACCGGCCGACGTCGCCGTGTTCGGTAAGTTCGTCGGTCTTGTAGGTCGATTCTTGAATCGCGACGCGCGCCACCATGTCCGCAAGCGGCGTTTGCTTGCGGTCGGTGATTCGGACGTCGGGCGAAATGAAAATCGGGAGGCTAAACTGCGACGTGTCGGCCGCCTTCGACACGACTTCTTCGGCCGCCTTCCGAACCGACGCCCCGTCGCGAACCATGCGATTGAATTCGGTAAAGGCGTCGTCCCACCCGCCGTCGTACATTTTCGACACAAGGTCGACCACTTGGCCGCCCGTGTGGAAACCCATGTAGTCCTTGTAAAGGACTTCGTCGCCGGGAAGACCCGTTTCCTTCGAAACGGTATCCATCAGGTTCCCGAACGCGGCTTCGTGGGCTTCGACTTGTTCTTTCTTGCTAATCGTCCCGTTCCGTGCCGTCGAAGACTTGACGGTAGTATCGTAGTCGTTACGCATTTTTCTGGTTAGTTGTCACCGCCGACCATGCGGGTGTTTGCGGACGCCGAATGTGCCGCTCCCGACGCTTCGCTGTCGGCATTTTCGTCGTCGGTGACGCCGTCGTAGTCGACGCTAATGTCGTCGCCGTCACCGGACTTTTCGACTTGTTCGCGAAGGGCCTTTCGCGCGACTTCGGCGTCGTCGTGGCCCGTAATGTCCTTGACGATACGGTCGCCAAGTTGGTCCGGTTCCATCTTGTCCGCGTCGGGGTGTTCTTCGACGTCCGACCGAAGGTCGTCGACGTCGGACTTTAGGGCGCGCGCCCAATCCGGGGCGGCGTCCCAATCGACGCTGTCGGTGTCCGTCGACTTCGACACGTCGTCGCCGTCGCCACCGTCGGCGTCAGCGTCGGACTTGTCGACGTCGTCGGCGTCGCTGTCAGTATCGTCGTCGGACATGCTAATCCCGCCGTCGTCGCTACCGTCTTCGTCGTCTTCGCCCGACCCGTCTTCTTGGGTTTCGTCGCCGGTCCCTTCGCCCCCAGCGTCGCCGCCAAGGAATACGGAAAGGCCGGTGACTTGGCCTTCTTCGATACCTCCCGATTCGATAAGGGAGCGCACGAAGTCTTCGACAGTAGCGTCGCGCGACACCGACCCGTCGTCGACCATGCTACTGAATTCGGTAAGCATGGCCGACGCGGTGTCGGCGTTCATTTCCTGTTTGGTAGTCGTTTCCGTTCCGTCAGTCCCCGAATCACCGGGGTCGTCTTCGTCACTCATGCTAATGGTGTCGTAGTCGCACGAATCGGGTGTTTGGGCGGCAAGGTCGGCGACGTCGACGTCGACGACTTGCGCGGTCGCTTCTAACACTTCGACGTCGGGGCATTCGACCGAATCAGCGACGAAGTCGCGAATGTCTGATTCGTCGCGACCCGCTACTTCGGCAATTTCCCCGACCATGTCGGCGGCTTCGTCTTCCGATTCGGCAAGTTCCCGAATCTTGTCTTCGACGAATTCGCCGACGCCCTTCGACACCGATTCGTCCGCGTCGTCGGTTTCGCTCTTACTCATTTGCCCGTGCGATTTGCCAAGAAGACTATCGACGTCGACGGGCTTCGCCCCGCCGTAAATCGACAGTCCGTTTAGGTCGCCCGACACGACGCGGTCCCACGTTTCGTCGTTAAACCGAATGCCCAAGACCCACGTACCTTCGGGGTATTCGCGGCTTTCCGTGCCGTCGGGCATTTCGAACGTCGTGTCTTGTTTTAGCGTCCAAGATTCGACCGGCGTCCCCTTGCCGTCACGAAGGTCGTGGTCGCTGTCGACCTTGCGGTATTCGGAAAGGTATCGGTGGGCCGCGTCTTCGATAGCGGGCTTCGGAATGACGTCGCCCTGTTTGTCGGCTTCTTTCGGGATTAGCACCGGGGCAAAGGCGATTTGCTTGACGTCGTCACCGCTGTCGTCGCGGTCTTTCTGAACGTAAAGCGTTGCCTCCGATTGCCAACGGTGCGACGACCCCGAAGGGTCGTCGGCGTCTTTCGCGATTACCCATTCGCTATCTTGTGCGGGCGTGTCTACCGGCGACACGAATTCGACTTCTAAGCCGGTAAGGACTTCTTGGGCTTGCGGGTCGCTAAGGGCTTCTTTGCCTTCTTCTTCTAACCAGTTACAGAATTCTTCCGGGTCGTCTATGCCGGGTTCGTCCGACATAGCGGCTACGCACCCGTCAAAGGTGTCGAAGTCGTAGCCGGGGAAGGGTTTTCCGACTGGTTTTTGATTGTCGCCCATACTGTAAGCCGACCCTACGACGACTTAAAGACCGACCTACCTAATATATAACCCGTCAAATCGGCGGCGTCGTGACTATACAGCGTTACTATACAGACGTCGAAAAGCCGCCGCGCCCCGTGACGAACGCGGCGGACACGACGACGACGCGGTGTCGGGCGTGAAAGGTTTGGTGCGAACCCTATGACTTGCCCGCGACCGACCGGACGGGTCGCCCCGTCACTTCGACGTAGCGTCGGCCCCATTAAAAGCATGTCGGGCGGAACGTCGACGCCTTACGTCAAGTGATTAACGTGGGTGTCGTAGCGGTCTATCCAATCGTATAGCGTGTTTGGCGACACCTTGCCCCGTTCTTCGACGTCGTATTCGTCGGCTTCGACTAACCGCCGATTGAATTCCCGAAGCGCGCCCCGCTTCGAACCCGATTCTTCTAAGCATTCACGTAGGAGGTTCGGAACGTGATTGCCCAAGACGTCTTCTAATTCCTGCATACGCCGCGTGGGGTTCGTCGCCTTCGCGACGCGCTTGACGACGTCCGCATACGTTTCGTCGTGGGCCTTCGACGCTTCGACGGGTTCGACGTTCGCGTCGCCGGCTTCGAATTGGTCCGCGAAGTCGTCGGCCGACGGCACGTCGACGTCCGGCGCGTCGTCGCCGGTCCCCGGAACCCGCACGAACGTATGCCGTTCGTTCGGGTGAATCGTATGCTTGCGGAACGATAGGTTATCGAAGTATTCGTCGTGAACGTTCCGTTCAGCGTCGATTAGTTCGGGGAGCGTGACCGGCGTCCCGCCGTGGTCCGGGTTCGTCATGTCTTTCAGGTCTTCGCACGCGTCGGTCGTGCGACTGTCGTCGGGACCGACCCATTTGAACTTCGCGTCGTCAAGCCCACGGTCGCGATAGCCTTCTTCGCGCGCTTCGTTCAGTACCTTAGCCGATTCGGTGCGCGCTATCGTTTCCAAGTCGTCGGGGTCCGCACGGGGGAGCGCGTCGCTAAGATTGTCGACGATTGAATCTAACGACCACCCTTGCGGGTTCGTCAGCGCGTCGCTAAGCGTGTCTTGAATCGTAGTAGCCACACGTCCCGGCACCGACGCGAAGTCGCTGAACACGGCCCCACGGTCGACGACGTCTTCTAACGCGGACATGACGAAGTCGGGGACGTCTTCGTCTTCGGCCCACGCCCGCTTTTCTATGTCGTCAAGCGACTTCGGGGCTATCTGTCGGTCGAACGCCCGCAACAGCGTCGTGTCTAACTTCGCGACTTCGTCTTTCGTCAGTCGGTCGCGGTCGCCGTCCCCGTCACTCCCGTTTCCCGAATCACCCTTCGTCGTGGGGCCTTGTTCGACGGCGTCGAAGTCTATGTCGTCGAAGTTAACGCCGTCGTATTTGTCGATAAGGTCTTGCACCGTTCCGGGGCCGACGCCGAAGACTTCCGCATGTGGGTCGTGGGTTTCCGGCGGGTTCGGCGGGTAAACGACGTCGCCGCCGTCAGTATTCCGCGCCCGTTTCACGTCGAAGACGACGCCGCCTTCGTCGGCAAGGTCGTCTAAGAAGCGTTCGAAGTCGCCCGATTCGTGGTCTACCGCTTCCCCGCCGACGTGATAGGTAAGCGGGACGCCACCCTTCGAACGGTCGACGCGAATGTCGGCTTCGTCGGGGTCGTCGACCGACCCGAATAGGCCACCGCCGCCACCGCCACCGCCGACGTCGCCTTCTTCGATTGGTCCGTCTTCGACCACTAACTTGCCGTCGCGGAAGGTGACGTCGCGGCCGGCGTTGGCCATTTCCTTCCCGGCGGTCGCTTGCGCTTCGATAACGTCGGCGCGCGTCTGACGTTCGTCGGCGGTTTGCTCCCGTTCGAATTCGAAGGCAAGGTCGTCGCTAATTTCGGGCCACACGTATGCCCGGTTAAGGGCTTCTTCTAATTGGCGAAGGGTGACGCGGAAACCGCGCTGTTTGTATGCTCCTTGCTGGGATTCGTCGGTGGCGCGATTGACGTTTTCGAAGTCGAAACCCGCATACGACGGGTTAACCTTGAAGACCGACCCCAAGACCGTGACCCAATACTTCGAACGGTCAAGAATTTGTAGTTCCTGATAATTGTGATTTATCGCTTCGAAGTTTACGGGCGTCTTCGAATAGCCGACGCGGTGGCGTTCCCCTTCGTCCAAGCGCATGGATTCGACGAAGGTTTCCCAATCTTCGTCGTTCGGTAGTCCGCCGTAATCGTCTAAGGCTTCCGGGGAAAGGACACCGGGCGGGCCGCCTTGCATTAGGTCTAACCGCTCCTTTTCTGCAAGTTCTTCTAACAATTCGACTTCGTTTTGGGCCTTTTCTAAGGGGCCTTGCCCATAAAATCGGTCGGGGCGCGACGACCATTCGACCCACACAATATCGTTAACGTCGAATTCGTCGGTCTTCTTCCCCTTGCTTTGCGACACTTGCACGAAGCCTTCGGTAATCCCGTGCCGGTCGACTTGCTTGAATAGCGACGCGCTGTCGACCGGGACAAGTTCGGCGACTTCGTCACTATCTTCGTAGTAGTGCTTGACAAGCGTCGCGTCGCCCAATTCCAACAGTACCCGCGTCGTCGCTTCAAGCATGTCGCGGAACGACGCTTGCGCGGGCGGCAATTGCCGCATGTGCCTTTCGACCTTCGCTAAGGCTTCGTCGGAAATGTCGGCGTCTTCGTCGCGGGGTTTAATCGACCAATTCGCGGCGGCGACGTCTTGCGATAGCGTGTCGATATAGGCTTGCACGACGGCGTTCGCGGATATGTCGCGCAAGAAGACGGGGTCGTAGGGCTTCGTCTTGGCGTTACCCTGAACGGCGTCGCGAACGTCGTCGTTTACGTTCACGCGCCGGTTAATATCACCTCCCTTTTCCGCTGTTTCCGGGGAATTGTACCGCTTGCGGCGTCGTGACCGGACCCGCTGACGGCGTTCGCGACCGCTACGGGCGTCGCCGCCGTCCGCGAAGGGTGACGTAATCCCCTTGACAAATTTACTAAGGCGCGACATTCGTTATTTCCCCAATCCCGACGCGAACGCTTTAAACTTAGTCACGCTGTCTTTCCGCCGATTCGACGTCGCTGTCGTGGGTACAATCCCCGAATACATGATAGTAGTACGTCCCTTTCGTCACGTCGCAACGGTCGATAACAGACGATACAGGTTCGTCACCGCGCCCCTTGTGTTCGCGCCGTAGTGTCTCACACTTCGACTTCGTCACCCGGTCGACGTCGGGATTCGGGGCGTCGCCACCGTGTAGACACCGCCCGAAAACGTGCCGCCGAATCGACGATTCGTCGCGTTCCATGTCGCCGGCTAACGCCGCGACCGGAACGCCGCCGCGATAGCGGGCGCGCAAGCGGTCGCATTCGGCCTTTTCTATCGGACCCGGCGCGTTGGGTTCGGCCGGCGCGACGTCGACGTCACCGTGCCCACACGCGCCCGTAGCGTGCCGGTGGGCCGTGCCGGTCCCGACAAGACACGCACGGGCGACGTCGGCAATCGTCACGCTGTCGTTCCGCCGATAGGTGCGCCGTATTCGGGCACACGTTTCCGCTCCTAATTCGTCGCGGCCGTAGTCGTTCGGGAAGTCGTGGTCGCACCGACCGAAGACGTGTCGGTTCACCGCGTTAGACGAACGGTAAAATTCGTCGCGAAGGTCGTCGACAGACGCGCCTTCGCGGAACGTTTCGCGCAAGCCCCGGCATTCCGACCGCGTGATTCGGGGCGACGTCGTCGCGTCGACGGGCGTGTCGTGGGCGCACCCGCCGGTCGCATGTCGGAAGACGACCGACGGGTGTAGGTCGGGATACGTGTCGACGACGTCTTTGGTCCGGTCGGCGTCGGCCATGTCTTGACGTATAGCCGCGCATTCTTCGACCGTCAGCCCGTCGACGACCGCGTCGGGGTCGCCGTTAGATACGTACCCGCGAATCGCGTCGGGGTCGCGGTCGTCGCGGTCGACGCGGGCGTATCTGACAATCGCTTCGGCTTGGTCGCGACTAAAGTCAGTCCGCGACGACAGCGTGTCGACCCGGTCGACGTCGCCGGGAGTTAGTTCGACGTCGTCTAAATCCATTCGTCACGTCTGACAGTCGGCACAAATCTTGTCGTGATTCGCGTGCCGTTTGGCCGTCGGGAGTAAGCACCGCTTACACCGGATTACCGTAGGTTGCCCACCTTCGAAGACGTCGTCGCCGAATCGAAGTAACATTTCGGCGTGGTCTTGGCAGATATACGCCCGGTGGCCCGCCGTTCGGAACACGAACGTCACGGCTTCGTTCCCACACACGGCGTCGGTCGGGCCGTCAGCCCCGACGGGAGGTTCGCCGCATGTCGAATCAATCGCGTCGGTATCGACCCCGTAGTCGTCGCTTCCCATGCGGCGAAATGTCGGTCACAAGACGAAAAGCGTGCCGGTGGATTAGTCGACGTCGAACGCGACGTCTACCGAATCGCACCCGTGGCATAGGCCGCCGTTAACCCGTTCGTTTACGGCCAAGTAGAAGGCCGGCCGCGTCGTCGGAACCTGAATCGGGCCGTCGCATTCGCCACACGAAAGCGCGTCTTCGCTGACGGTGACGACTTCCGGGCCGACGCTGACGTCGAATTCGCACCCGTAGGCAAGGGCTACCGCAAGCCCGCCCGAATCGAATAGGTCGTCGACGGCCGTCATTACCGACACGGAACGCGGTCGAAGTCGGCCCGCCCGTCCGATTCTTCGCCGCAATTCACGCACCGCGCGGTCGTGTGACCGTTCTGCAAGATTATGTAGTGTCCCTTGAACGGGAAGGCGCTGTCGACGTGAATGTCGTGGGGCTTCAAGCCGGCGTCTTCGACCGGCTTGCGCCCGTCCAAGTATTGCAGTAGCGCGGCGACGTGAACGCTGTCGACTTGCCACGTTTCCGATTGGAACGCAATACGCGCGTCGGCGACGTCGGCGTAAGCGGTGAATAGGCGGACCCTACTGTCGCCTTCGTGTTTCGACACGCCGGCCGGAACGACAATTTCCAAGCCGTCAAGCCGGCGTCTGAACCTCCATTCGTCGGCGTCGCGGTCGACCGGGTTCGATTCGACCGTGCCGTGTTCGACGGCCGCCTTCGCAAGCGCCCGATTCACCGGGCGGCGGTCGTGCGACACCCGAAAGTCGAAGTGGTCCGTCTTGTCGTAAGCCGCGAAGTCACGCGGCGGGTCGCTGGGGTCCGGGGCGTTGGTCATGGGTGCGCTTGCCATATCTTAATCCCCCGACGTGTTTGCTTTATCGGTGCCGGTGTCTTCGCCCCAATCGTCACCGTACCGCATTTTCCGGGCGAACGACTTCGACGCGCCGTTCTTTGAGTTTTGTTTTTTGACTTCGTCGCGGTCGTAGCACCGACGGCACCGACCGCGATTTTCGACGCGGGAAAGTTCGCGAAGTACCCATTCAGTCCCGCCGCTATGTTCGACCTTGCACGCGGGCCGTGGGTGGGCGTCGTCGTGGGCTTCGGGCACGACGTTCCCGTCGTCGTCGTAGAAGACGACGTCGCCGTCGTCGTCAGTTTCGGGAACGTGAACGTCGCGGCTATGCTGGGACCGGACACGCACGGCTACTTCTTCGCCGTCGTGATAGACGTCGGTAGCGATACTGTCGTCGGCGGTGGCGTGTGTGGTTGCCATAGGTTCGCACCGTTAGCCCCTTCGTAACCCCGGTATAAAATAGTGTCGCCGTTGGTTTGGTCGGTGTTAACCGAAGCCTACGGTCCCGAATTCGATTCGCCGACGCCCTTCGGAACTTCGAATTCGTCTTCGAATTCCGACCACGGGAGCGCGAACACGCGCCACTTGTCCGGCGGTTCGACGTCGCCACGGCCGACGTTCCGATACACCGCGAAGCCGTTCATGCTCCCCAGCACTTCGACCCGTTCCCCGGTGGATTCGCGGGACAAGACCATGCCGATTAGCGCGTCGACGTAGTCGGCGAAGTCGTGGGGTCGTTCGTGTTCGCCTTCGTCGCCGAAGTCGCCACGGAAGACGAACATTTCGCCGTCGTCTTCGTGGGCGATTGCTTGGACGTCGGCCGACGGGACCGTGATTTGCGCTTCGGCGTCGGCCGGGCGGCCGTCCGGGTCGTCTTCGAAGTCGTCAGTCATGGCTTTCACCCGCGTCGAAGTCGCCAAGTTCCCCGTCGTCGCTGTTTTGGGTAACTGTCGTCGAAATTCCGGGGTCGCCACTTTCACTTTCACTTTCACCGCGCGGGGTTCCGGTGTCGGGGTCGACGTCAGCGAAGTCGATAACGACGTCGTGTTCGAAGTCGTCGGGGTCGTGGCCCGCCGCTTCTAACGCTCCCCGTGTTCGGTCTTCGCCGAAGACGTTTACCGCGACGTTCGCGACGGCTTGGGCCGCCGGCCCGTCGGTATGTCTTAGTATCCGCGTCAGCGTTTCGTCGGTGAATGAGTCTTCGCGGTGGCGTTCCGAATCGAAGTAGTATTCGACCGGCACGCGGACAAGGCGACCGCGCGGATAGTCGTAGGACTTCGCCCCCGCCGACGTCCGAATGTCTTCGACTGTCGTCGGCAAGAAGGCGCATTCGAAGATAGTGTCGTCGGGCGACACGGGGAGAAATGGGTGGGCCTTGTAGGTGGTCAAGTCGAAGTCGTTGCTGTCGAAGTAGTCGACCGCCGTGAACGCCGCCACGCGCCACACGTATAGCGGCCGATTCTTGACCAAGTCGATAACGACGTCGCCCCGTCGAATGTCGGACGGGAACGCGTCGACGTTTTCTTGCAGTATGCTCCTTGCGTCACGTTCGGCGTCGTCGAATGACTTGTCGACAGCGCCTTCCGGTTCGTGGCTTGTCATGGTTCGGTCGGTCGCGTCGGTCGCGACGCTGTCGACTTCGCCGGGTGGGTTTGAAAGCGTGTCGGTAGTAAACCGATTGGTGGAGGGTTATTCTAAGTCGGCGCGCCGGACAAGACACCCGGACAAGCCGGATTGGCCTTGGCTGTTAGGGTCGCAAACCCAAGTCCCGGTCGCGCCACATTCGACGCACCGATACTTTCCGGTTCCGCCACGAACCGTTATTCGCTCATACACTTCTTCGACTTCCCCACCGCATTCGCAAACGAAGCCGTGTTCGTCGGACATTCTACCGGCCCCCGTAATTCGGGAAGCGTTTTTCCATTAGTTCGGCAAAGCGTTCGCGGGCATAGGCCCCCCAATCCCGACCGTCGTGTTCGACGACGTCGGTGTCGGAACCGATTAGGTCGAAGTCGTGGTCGTGCGAATCCGACTTTCGCCAACCACCTTCGACGTCGCGGTCGTTCCGTGCGTCGCGGTAAGGGTATTGGTAATACCATTCTTCGCGGTAAACCCGAAGCGACCGCGTGTCGGCGTCGCGAACGAACTTTTCGACCACGACGTCACTTTCAGTCTTCGCCAGCATTACGACGACGCCGTCGCGGGGTCGGTATTCGTATAGGCGGGCGCAGGTATTTTCTCCCGGCGTTGCGGTTTCTTGTGGCATGGGTTCGCACCTACTACCCCCTAACTGCCATACGTACTTAAGCCTGTCGGCGTTACACTACACTTCCCGAACCCACATGACGCGACATTCGTAACCTTCCGACACTTTGGACATAATCCAATCTACTTGTGAATTGCTAAGGGCGTCGCGGCCTTTCGGTTTAATGCCGACAGGTTTATTACCGTGGGGTGCGTATCTACACCCGGACACCGACGCGGTGGCCCGGCGACCCGTCCGACCGGCGTGGTCGTCGACGACAGCAAACCCGTGACCATGACGACCAACTACGACGACCTACGACACCGTATCGGCGTATTGCGCGGCGGCCAACTATCGGTAAAAGTCCCGGCCGACGTCATTCCCGAAGTTAACGACGCCCATTCGTTCCGTACCATATCGGAACGGGAAGGCGAAGACGGCGTCGTGACCGTGACGCTTGAAGAAGGGTTTACGCGCTTGGAGGTTCACGGCGTGACCGCCGTCTTCGACGGCTATCGCTACTTCCCGCGTGACCCCGACACCGTCGACTACGACCTTCGGGGCGACGTCGGCGACGCGAAGGTCGGCTTCGAAAGTGACGACGGCCACGCCCCACTAACCGAAGACGTCCAAACCATGCACCCGGTTCGGAACATGACCGTTCATAGCCTTGTGAACGGCTTCGAACGCGGGAACGTCGAACCGCTCCCGAAGCGGAACGACTGACGTCAGCGCCCCCGCTCTTTCCTCCTTGACCGCGTAGCGACGGCTATGCCTTGTCGACGTGCGACGACGTCGACGACCCCGAAGACGACGACCGGCGGCTTTCCGTATAGATAGCGTACCGAAGCGCGTCGGCCGCGTGGTCGTCGACGTCGCTACCGCCGACGTCTTCTTCGGTGTAGCCAAGCAATTCCTTCCGCGTTTCTTCGCACCGTTCAGCGACCAACAGCCCCGGCCGACCGTCGGCGTCTTCCCGAAGTCGATACCGGACTTCGTCAATCCCGGCGTCGACTGACTTGTCGGCCTTGCCCGCTTTCCACCCGCGCGACCGCATTTTCTGAATGTCGCCGGGTTCGTGTTCGGAATGGATTCGGCCGCTTGGCTTGTCTGAAAGCCAATATTCGTCGTGTCGCGGCCCGCCGATTATGTCTTCGACGTGCGTCCCCGAACGGTAAAATTCGTCTACGACGATATATTGCCCGGCGTGGGTCTTCGCTATTTCAAGCATGACGCGGGGGTCGTCCCACCCGGCGTCGTAGCCATACATGCGCCACGACCCGCCGATTGCCGTATCGTATTCGGGGATTGTCCCGTCGGATTCGACGTCGACGACGTGACTATGCCGGCGGAAGTCCGAATACACACGGCCTTCGTCGGCTTCGAATGACCCGTGTAGTGCTTGGTTTTCCCTCCCCGTTCCGCCGTGAATCCGCCGGATTCGCGCCCGGTCGTCTTCCGTTAGGAATGGGTTATTATCGGTCGACGCGGTGATTAACTTCGTCCGAATGTTCAGCGTATTTCCGTCGGCGGGGTCGACACCTTGTTCTAAAATGTCCCATGCGTCGTTAAACCCGTTCCCGGTCGTCGTGATTAGGATACAGCGCGGGCCGGCGGGCTTGTAGTCTAAGCGTTCGCCTATCGTCTTCCGAACGCCGTTCAGGTCGTCGTAATATGCGGCTTCGTCAAGCCACGCGAATGAGAATTTGCCACCGTCGTAGCGGTTCGGCTTGTCGGCCGACGCCAAGATAATGACCGACCCGTTTATCAGCGTGATTACGCCGTCTTGTTTGCTGAACGACCGGACGATTGGGGAGTTTTCCGGGTCGCCGTCGCCCAAGAATGGGTCTAAATTCTCCCCCGGAAGTTCTTCGAAAAGGACGGGGTACGTCGTCTTTTTCGATTCGGCGTAGGTCTTCCCCATAGCCAAGACGCGCGCCGGGGCGAAGTCGTTCGCCAAAGCGACTTCGATACAGGTTCGCGCCCCGGTGACTGACTTCCCCGAACGGTAGCCGGCGACTATGCCGATAATGTCGAAGTCCCCGGAATAGACGGCCGTCCGCGCTTCCCGCTGGGGTTTCCAAAACGCCCACGTAATATCTATGTCAGTCCCGTCGACGTCGACGACCGCGCCTTCGCGCCGTAGAAGTTCGACGTCTTCGTCGGATAGGTCGGCCGCGCCCGGCGCGAATATCGGCGTGCCGTCGGGCGCTGTTAGCCGCGTCGGTTCGGAAGTCGTCGACATACTGTCGAATCACGCACGTTCAAGGTTAGTCGTTTCGGACGTTCGACCACGCACGACCGACCACGGCCCCGACGACGAACGTAGCGCCCGCATAAGCGGCTTCGGTTCGGGCTTGTGCTACGTGTCCCGTTCGGTCGGCCGGCCCGAACACGCCGACCACGGCCGCCCGTGCGACGTCGCTGTCGGCGGACGCCCCGAACGCGAAGCCGGCGAAGAAGCCGACGACTGACGAATGCCATTCGGGGACCGACGGCGGGAAGAACTTACCCACCCTTGCCACCGCCGACGACGGCGTCTTTGGCCGCGCTGAATGCTCCCCGACCGAACGCCCACACGACGGCGGTCGTAATCGCAAGCGCGTCGGTCGTGGCTAACCATAGGGGCACCTTCTTCCCTTGCCACACGTAGGCGAACGTCGTCACTATCGCGAACGCGACAAGCGCGCCGGCTATCCAATCGTTCGTATAGGGGTGGCGCGTCGACGACGAATTCGTTTCCCCGTCCGATTCGTCAGCGTCGTCGTTCATACCGAACGGGAAGCGGCCGCGAAGGAAATAGGTTAGTCGTCGATACGGCCGTCGTGGGTCACGTCGACGTCGCGGTCGTCGACCCCGACCGCCTTCGACACGACGCTTTCGATACTGTCGTGAACGCTGTCGGCGTCGTCGTCGGCGACGCCGTAGACGTCGACCGTGTAGGCGTGGCCGGCCGGGAAGTCGATACGGGCACACTTCCCGACTTCTTCTTCGCGCGACCCCTTCGTGACGACACCGCGTTCGAACACGGCGCGGACTTCGACCGTGCGGTCGCGGCGGGCGTGGTATCCCTGAACGCGGTCGCCTTCCCAATCGACGCTGACGTCGTCTATGCGCATGGTTTTGAGGTTCCCCGACCGCTTCGAACGGTAGTGAACCGTGACCGAAACGCCGTCTTGAACCGCTCCCGTGACCGGCGCGGATTCGGGGAAGTCGACGCGGTAAACGGCGTCGACGTCGCCCACGCAACGGTACGAATCGCCGCGCGACCATAGGCGGCCGTCGTCGGTGTAGGCGTAGGCGTCACCGTCGTCGTGGAACGTGTAGGCGCTGACGCTGTCGAAGTCGACGTCGGACGGGAAGCGGTCGGCGTCGAACGAAGACGCCCGCGTGGGCTGAATCGCACGCACGACCTTCGTGTTCCCGTGCGACGTCGTATATTCGAATTCGATAGCCGTCTTTCCCGCGTCGTCGCGCCGGGAACCGTCGACGAACGACAGCCCCGTAAACCGGGAATACTGCAAGTCGTCGGCGTCGACTTCGGTTCGGCGTTCGCGGTATTCGGCGGCAATCTTGTCGTCGGTCGGCTTGGTTGCGTTTTCAGGCATGGGTTCGCACCTACTACCCACTAACGGGGCTACGGTAATAAGTGTGTCGCTGTTGGCCTACCCGTCTTCAAGTTCGCGTATCTTCCGATAACACGCGCCGACGACGTCGCTTCGCGGTTCGCGGTCTTCTTCGTCGGCCAATTCGACTTCGGCGTCGTAGTAGGCTTGTGCCCGGTCGGGGTCGGCAATCCCACGAATCAGCGCGGCGATAGTCATGTCATTCTTTTCAGATAGCATTTTCTTCGGTTCGCTATCGTAGCCCGGCCCGTCGGCGGCCGCGCGCTGATTCGCTGACGGCATTAGTTTCGGGCCGTCAGTTTGACGCGGTCGGCACTATCGTCGGGGACAGCGCCGTCGGGCACGACGTAGACTTCGCCCGTCTTTTCCAAGTAGTCGAACGCTTCTTCGACGTCAGCGTCGTCGTAGTCGGCCGCGACTTGGGCCTTGACGTCGTCGACCGGCCGCCCCTTTGGGCCGCCGCCGGCAATCGCGTCTTTCAGCGCGGCAAGGGCGTCGCGGTTCATTCGTCACCTCCTACGCCCTTGTCCCAATCGACGGGCGTCCCGCAACGTGGGCACCGTGGCCCGGCGTGCCCGCCGCATTCGTCACACGCGGCTTCGTCATGTTCGTCGCACGAACACGACGGGACGAAGAAGTCTTCGGGTAGCGACTTCCGTTCGCACCCGTGGCACACGTAGGCCGTGACCGGCTTCGCGGCCGGCGTCGACGCGCCGACGTCTACCCGGACGTTCCAAATCCCGAAGCCCGTGTCGACTTCGTGCCATTCGCCGGCCTTGCCGTCACGTTGGGCGGCTAACGTCCCGTCGCCTTTGTCTTGTACCGCGATATGCACGTCGGCCGCTCCTTGCCGTCGCCGACTGTATGGGACGAATTGGTCGAAGACGTCATTCCGTGGGAAGTTCAAGTCGCTTTCCGTGCCGAATTCCTTGCGGAAGTCTTCGATTTGTTCGGTCGTCGCCGGTTCGAAGCCCCACGGTTCCCGCGCTTTCGCCCGGTCGATAATCGCGTCTAATTGGTCGCTTGTCCGGTCGTCGTCGGGGCCTTCCCACGCGATTCGGTAGGGTTCCGGCGTGTGTTGGGACATGATAGCCTGAACTATACGAAGGGCGTGTCGCGGGCCTTCGATTGGGTCGTGCGCCCATTCTTCCCCGTCGACGTCAGTCGCCGCATATGTCCCTTCGGTCGATTCTTCGAAGTGACCTATACAGTCAGCGCAAAACGGTAGGTCAAGCGTGAACCCGCTTGGCAATTGATAGCGGCGAACCGTGTCGGTGTCGTTCGTACATTCGAACGTGACACACTTCGACCGAACCGGGACGTCGTTATTTTCGGCGATTGCGTCGGCGATTTGTTCGGCGACTTCGCGGGGGTCGCTGTCGGTCAAGAAGACGTCTATATTGCCTTCGACCCATTCTTCTATCGGGCCGACAGGCGGCCGGTCGGGACTTTCCAAATTGTCGACGGTGTCGTCTAAGGCGACACGAATGTCAGACGCGACCCGTTCGGCGACGTCTTCGGGCGTGTGTTCGTCGGTGATACCTTCCGACGCAAGGTCGTCGTACCGGGCGGCAAGGTCTTCGAACGCTTCGACCATGTCGACCGGGGCCGACGGGCCAATTTCTTGGTCGCGCCAACCGTCGGGGAAGTCCGACAGTCGGACGCCCAAGTCTTGAAGGCGGTCGTCAGCCCCGTCGCGGTCGGGGTCGGGAAGCGCGTGGTCGTAGTCGTCGACGACGTCGCGGAAGATACGAAGCGCGGACACCGACCGAAGTTCGTCGTGTAGCCGCGTGTCGACGTCGCCCAAGAAGGCGGCGACCGTGTCTTCGGACACGCCGACGACGTCGTCGGGGACGTCACGCACCGGGACTTCGACGGGTTCGACGCGCGTTTCGACCGGACGAAGGTGAATCGTTAGTTCGTCAGTCGCTTGGGCGATTGTCGACCGCACGGCTTCGTCGGCACTAAGGCCGGGTTCGACGTCGACGTCGCCGTATTTCGCCCCGCCGTATGCCTTCGTCACGCGGACGTCGCCTTTTTCGATAAGCCGATTCACGAACGTCGGCCCCGTCGACGGTTCGCCCATGCCGCCGTTCGCGAACGTTACGCGAACGTAATAGCGGGGTTCGTGGTCTTTCTCCCCCGGCGCGTGCGACCCCATTAGGTTCACCGACGCGATTCGGTCGTCGTCGGCGGCGGCCGCTTTGATAGCCGCGTGTAGTGCCGCATTCGTGGCGTGGTCGTCGCGCACACGCCGCCGGAAGTAGTCGTCGGCCGATACGGGGCGGAACGTGTCGCGGCCGTCAGCGCGTCGCGTGGCGGGCGCGTCGGCGACGTCGTCTTCGTCGGTCATTCGTCGACCCCCGATTCGGTGGCGCGGTTCGGGTCCGTTTCGTCGGGCGTGTAGTAGAACACGCGGACTTCGCTGGGGCCGTCGAACGTCAGTCGCCGGACAAGCGCCCCGTCGGGAACGTGGGGAAGTTCATCGACGACGCGGTCGGCGACGTCCCCAGCAATTTCGGGGTCGATTGCCCCGACCGCTTCTTCGGCGTCGTCGGGCGCGACTGAATCGCGGAAGACGTTCGCGAACATGTCTTCGACCACGCGTTCGATTTGGTCGTCGGGGAGGTTCACGCCGATTCGGGCGTTCGGCCCCGCGTCACGGTACTTCGATGGATTGCGGAACGCGCCGATAGCCGCGCGGACACGTTCGCGTAGGGTTCGCGTCACCATACGGTACGCGACTACCGACGGGCGTAGAATAAGCGTGTCGGTGTTACACCGCGCGGGCTAAGCGTCGGCGTAGGGAGCCTTTAGACGTTCGTCCGTCGCTTCGATTCGGACTTGGCGGTCGCCCCGTGTGGCGTACACGGGGAATTCGTGGGTCGACAGTTCATTAAAGACGTGGTCGGTGTCTTCAGCGTTCCAACTATCGCCAAGTTCGATTACGACGTCGCCCGCAATCCCGATAATGTCGTAATCGGGCTTTCCGTGAACGTTCGCGTCGAACCACGCTTCGACTTGCCGTTTCCAATAGTCGACATTTTCGACGGTCGTGTGTTCGAATGTGTTTTCGGTCATAAGGGTTCGCACCTACTACCCACTAACGGCCATACGTACTTAAACCTGTCGCCGGTACACTACCCGTCGGCTTCGTCGGCGGCTTCGACAAGGGTGCGCGCTTCGGCAATCTTGTCGTCGACGCGCCCTTTGTGACTTCGAACGGTCCCGACAGCGACGCCAAGCGCGTTCGCGACGTGGGTTTCGGTCGCCCCAATTTCATACATGGCCACGAAGACGAACGCTTGCCGTTGCGATAGCGTCGTGTTTGATTCTATTACGTCGACGCGGTCGGTCAAGTCGTCGACGTCAGTCATTCGTCTTCGTCGCTGTCGTCGTCTTCGCCCCCGCCCCACGTTGCGCCGTCGAAGCCGGACGTGTCTTCGTCGGGTAGGTCGGTCCCGTCGGCCCGACGCTGAAGTATCTCCCGAACGCGGCCGGTGACTTCCGTAACGTCGACGTCGTCGGGAACGCCGTCGCGGGCGAATTCGTCGACCCATTCGTCGACCGTCGTGTCGTCTTCGTCGTCTAACGCCGGGCATTCGAAGCCGCGACACATGCCCGGCCGGTCGTCGTAGACGCCACACTTCCCGTCGTCAGTCAAGTGTTCGCATTCGAACGAAATATTCCGGCCGCCGTCCGGGGCTTCGGTCACGAACCACCGCATATCAGGGACCGACCCGTCGGCCAACAGTAGTTGGTCAAAGCCGTCGTGATTCAGGAAAAACGAATCGTAGCGTTGGCCTTCGCTAAGTCCGGCGAAGGATATTTGGCCTAACCTAAAACTACAACAGCGCCCACCGCAATCGGCGCACGGGTTCACCGCGTCTTCGGTCGACATACCCGCCACGACGCGCGACGTCGGGTTTAGCGTGTCGGTGGGATTAGTCGGCCGTCGCGGGCACCTTCGCGTCTACGAACCACACACGCGGCCGTAGCGACACGCTATCGTAGACGACCGCTTGGGCGTCGACGGTGTCACCATATCGTCGGTCGACGCACCCGCGTAGGTAGCCCAAGACGTCGTCGGTCGCGTCGCCGTCAGCGTCGACCATGACTTCGAAGCCGAATTCGCTGTCGCCGTCGAACGCGCCTTCGACGTGCCATTCGACCGGGTCTAACACGACGCTGTCGACGCGGACGTGTTCGCGAATGTCGCCGGCTATCAGGTCGCCGTATTGGGTTCGAAGCGACGACACGACCACCCGACGCACGGCGTCGAACGTTTGGGGGTCGGGAGGGACTTCGAAGATAAAATCGGCGTGGTCGTCAATTTCCTTCGTCACCATTATTCGGGCATTTGCCCGGTGGTAACTTATGGTTCGGTGTCGCCGTGTCGACGCCGGCCGCGACGTCAGTCGAAGATTTGGTGCGTGTTCACGGCCAAGACCTTGCCGTCGTCGCGGTCGGGAAGGTCGACCCACGCGGGGGCGTAGTCTTCGGCGGTCGAACGGTCGCACACGCCGACGGCCTTTTCTTCGAAGTGAACGCCGTCGCCGGGGACGTCACCGAAGACGACGTCGCCGTCGGCTTTCTCCCCGTCGGCCGCCCGGACGTCGATATTCGTGAAGTCGGTCGTGATTGCGACAGCGACGCACACGGGCACGTCGTCGGCGGCTTCCCACGCGGCGGCGATTGCGTAGGGGTCGAAGGACACGTCGGTCGGCTTGAACACGCCCGTCGGGTGGCGGCGGGCGAAGTCGACTTCGTCGCTGTCGTCGTCAGCGTCTTCGAACTTGGCAAGCATGTCGCGACCGACGCGGTCGACCGTGTCCGAATCGTCAGCGAAGTCGAACATGTGGCCGTGAATTTCGACCGATTCGACGGTGCCGGTGTCGGGGTCGACGACGAAAGCACCGTGGCGACCGTTCGCGACCGTGCGAAGGTCGGCCCGCTCCCGAAGGACGTCAAGCGCGTCGCGAACGTCGTCGACGACGTCGTAATGTTCGGCGACGATACGGTCGGGTTCGAACCATTCCGCAAGGCCGGTCGCGAAGTCGAAGTCGGCCCCGTCGTCGCGCGTCGACACGAACCGGATAACGTGACGGTCGTCGTCGTTCATGGGTTCGTTCACCGCAAGGGCGAACGGGTCCGTGACGTCGGCGGCGGCGTCGTCAAGGTTGCGGCGGGCGCGTTCGTGGGCCGGCTTGTCAGCGTCGCCGTCGTCGGCGTCGGCGACTTCGACGACCGTGTCTTCCGGGTCGCCCTTGCGCGTGTGTTGGGTGACGTAGTCGCGACGCTTGTTCGACTTCGCCGCGCCGACCGTGATTGCGTCGGGGGATTTGTCGGACGCCGCGACGAAGAAGTATAGCGTTTGGTCGGTGTCGTCGTCGCTGACGTAGTGGCCACGAAGGGCGACTTCGGCCGAAGCGTTCCCTTGGCCGTGCCCGTTCACGTAATCGGTCGACACGACGTCGCCTTCGACGACGCGGTCGGTCTTGGTCGTGTATCCGCCCGTCAGCGACACGCGAAGGGTGTCGCCTTCTTCGACGCTGTCGGCAAGTTCCGCGAACGTTACGAAGTCGTCGGCTTCGGTGGTTTCGGTCATGGTGGTTCGCACCTACTACCCACTAACGGCCATACGTACTTAAACCTGTCGCCGGTACACTACCCACGCCCCAATTCCGGCCCGATTTGTGCGCGAACGTGCCCACCCGAATCGAAAACGCTGGGGCGACGTTCCGCGCTTGTTCACGACTATGCACCAATCGCGGCGTAGGAGGTTAGGGGCGCGCGCCACACGACCGACAGACGTCGACGGGTACGACGCAAGACGGCGCGGCGTGGGGTTCGAAACTGACGTCGTCGACGCTGACGACGTCGCCGTTCCGTAGTTCGAACGCCGTCACGACGTCACCGCCACATTCGGGGCACGGCGTCATGCGAAGCCGGCGAAGGTGACGACCGTGCCGACGAAGACGACGAACGCGACCACGCCCGCGATTGCTCCCCCGCCGACGGCAATTGCGGCGGACATGACGACGGCGGGAAGGTCTAATTCCTGAATGAAACAGTAGCGTAGATACGCGGGTATGCCTTCGCGGTGGGTCGCGTCGGGCTTCAGACGGTGGCGATAGTCGACCACATGCACGAAGACGAACGTCGCGACGAATAGGAGCGTGCCGAACGCCGCGCCTATCTTCGCCGCCCCGACGACGGTCGCGGGGAGCGCGCCCGTCATTCGCCACCCCACGACACCGCGACGACGTCGACGTCTGAATACAGGTCGCCGTCTTCGCCTTGCAGTTTTAGAATTTTGTTCGGTATCGCTTCCCATGACGGATAATAGCCGACCGACCCGTCGTCGAAGGTGACTTCGTAGCCCCACACGACCGGCCATTCGAAGTCGTGAACGACGTCGCCCGGCCACGCGTCGTCGGGTGCATGGTGGCCGTGCGCCGTCGGGAGCGCGCCCGTCATTCGTCGCCACCGTCTTCGGCCATTTCTTCAAGTATTTCGAACCATTCCGCCCACCTTTTGACTTCCCAACATACCGGACAATACGGCTTCGGGTCGTATGTCCGTCGGATTATCGCCCCGGCGTGCCCGCATTCGACTTCGACCGTCATTCGTCTTCGCCCCCGTCGTGGTCGGGGTCTTCGACCCACCCGCAACTACCGCAATAGATATACGACGGGTCGTTCGACGCGCGTATCGCATTCACCGCGCCACATTCGGGGCACGACGTCATTTGTCTTCGCCCCCGTCGTCGTCGCTGTCGCCGTCAGCGTCCGCGCTGTCGGCGTCGTCGACGTCGTCGGGAAGGTCGACACCGACCGACGTTATATCGACGTTCACGGTCGCGCCTTCGCCTTCGACGCTGACGTCGTGGTCGCCTTTGACGTTCACGTCTTGGCCTTCGCTAATCCGCTTGTATGTCTGAATCAGGTTCGCGACGCGGGCTTCTTTCCGTTCGACGGCTTCGTCGCCGAAGTCGACCCACGACTTGCCGGGGACCGGGTCAAGGTCGCCCCGGTAGTTGCACGGTTCCAAGACCTTCGGCTTGACCCGAATTTCGCCGTCGCACGTCCCGCCGGGTGGCGTTTTCTGTCGGTACTTCTTGCCACACTTCGGGCACTTGTAGATACTGACTTGTTCGACGCCGGGCGTCTTGTCGACGGCGCGCGCCAAGCGCATGTATTCGAAGCCTATCATGCTTTCCAGCATTTCGGCCATTTCTTCGACGCCGATACGCTCCCCGTCGGCCGTTTCGACAAGGGCTTCGAATTCTTCGACGTCGTCGTCGTTCATGCGCTTACTGTAAAGGAGGTGTCGGGCGTTCCCGTTTTTCCACCCTTCCGGCGCACCGCCGGCCCCGCCGTGTTTCGAACATATCCCTGTATCGCGGTCGGTTCCCCACCCGGCGCGTAGCGTGCAATATGGAATATCTTCGCGCTTCCGACCGTTATTCGCTGTCGCGTCGGTCTTCGGATAGCCACAAATCGGATACCCGTTTTCGGGGTGAACCGGCACGCCGTCGTCGTTCGTCGGTACGTCGTCGTGAACGCCTTGCCATACGCGGTCGGTGTCGCTTGCCATAGGTATGTTACCCGATTGACTGAACGATACGGGTCGTTATTGGATTGCTTAGGCGTCGGGAGTGAAAAGGTGTCGGTGCCCGCGATTAGGCGTCGACGTCGGGGTCGATAGCGTCAGCGACAGCGTCGCGCACCTTGTCGACAGTCGCTTCGTTCCACGACGCGGGGAAGACGACGGTCGCGTCGGCGACGTCATGCACGGGGAGCGATTCGGCGGCGTCGCGGTCGCCGGCCGATTGGCGCGGGCCGACGCCGATAGCCGACCGGAAGCCGTCGACGTCCGCGACGTTTCGAAGTTCGTGTCGGGCGTAGTGTAGCGCGTCGGGTTCGACTGACAGCCCGACAGCGACGAAGGCGGCGTCGGTCTTGTCGACCGCGTCTTGTAGTTCGCGACCGAAGGCTTCCCATACGGTCGGGTCGTCGGCGTTACGTAGGTCGTCGGCGAAGTCGTGGGCGTTCATGGTGGGTCGCACCTACTACCCACTAACGGGGCCACGGTAATAAAGGTGTCGGCGTTACACTACACGTCGGCGTCGGGTACGCGGAAGCGTTCGGTTCCGTCGTCGGTTTCGAATTCCACGACGCCGGCGGGAATGTCGAATTCCCCGGTAGCGTGTGCGGAATACGGTAGTTCCGTCTGATTCGATTCGGCGGGCACGGTGAACCCGAACCCACGGGTGCGATAGTCGACGGTGACGTCTTCGAAGCGTTCGGGTAAGACGACCTTCCCGCGTTCGCCACGTTCGACCGTCGGTAATTCGTCGCTGTCGTCGGCGGTAGCGTCGGACATGTGCGGACACACGGAAGCCCGCGACAAGAAGTTTGTCGGTCGTTACACCACGCCCGAATCAGGTCGTGGCGTGTGGTCGACTTGCGTATCGCCGCATAGCCGACATTTCAGGAATTGCTCCCCGTGTTTCGTGTAGCGACCCTTACGCCGGGCGGATTCGATTAGGCGCTTGTCGGTCTTGTCGTGGTGGCACATGGGGCTACTGAACGCTTGGCGAATGGTCGTCGTCGTCGGTCGTCACGCGGTCGACGGCGTCTTCGAAGCGTTCGGCGGCGACGTCGTTCACGTCGTCGACGCTGTCGTCGGGTGCGCCCACGACGTCGACTTCGACTTCCGTGCCGTCGAAGTCCGACGACGACGTCTTCGCGCTGACGCTGACGCGCGCTTGTCCTTCCGGGGTTTCGCTGTCGTGACTCATTCGTCGGCCCCGTGATTGTTCGACGGCACCCGTAGGGTGAACTTCGACGGCGCGTATATCTCCCCGTGTTCGTGTAGGTCGCGAATGACGTCGAAGGCCGTGCCTAACGTGAATACGTCGGCGGTGTCTTCGATTACGTGGGCGACGGGTGCGCCGTCTTCGGCCTTGTCTTCGTTCGCGCGAATCGCTTCGACGACGTGTTCGGCGACGCTGGGGTTCGCTTCCGCCGGGCGAATCGACCGCGTGCCGTCTTCGCGTTCGACGACGACGCGGTCGGCCCCGCCAAGTAGTGCCCCAGCGACGGCGTGGGTAGCGTCGTAGGCGGCGGCGTCGCTTCCGACGTGCCACGGTTCGCCGTCGACTTCGACTTCGTATCCCGTCATTCGCCTTCGCCCCCGTCGTCGACCGGCATGTATCCGTGTTCCATGTTCGGCGTCTTCGGTGGCACGCGTGACACCTTCGATAGTTCGCCGTCGCGTGGTCGAAGGACGTCGATATACCCGTCGGCGTCGTCGTCGCGAAGGTCGTAGACGATAGCGTCGTCGGGGTCGCCGGTATCCCCAGCGTAGTAGTCGACGCGGTCGCCGACGTCGACGTCGGGTTCGTTCGGCGGTTCGACGCCTTCGATAGCGTCGTCGTCGACCCATACGACGTCGCGGTCGTTCAGGAATTCGCCGATACTGTCGTCGGTCGATTCGCCCTTCGTCTTGTGGTCGCCGTCGATATACCGACGAAGTAGGTAATTGTCCGCGTCGCTTCGGACGTATAGCCCGGTGAACGACGACGGGCCGTGTAGGGATTCGCGGACGGATAGGGCGACCAAGTCGTGCGGGTCGCTTGGGCCGGTCGTGCCGTAGAATTGCGTGGGGAAGTGAACGTGATAGTTCCCGCCGACGCCCTTAATGTAGCCGGTAATGTGGTCGGGTTCCCAATCCTCCTTGTCGACGCTGTCGTCGCCAAGGAACGATAGCGGGACGTCGGGGACGTGCGCCTTCGCGACGCACGACACGGTCGTTTCGCCGACGTCGTAGGCGTCGCGACCCTTGTCGGTGGCGACCCACGCCGCTTCGGTGTCGTCTTCGTCAGTCATGCGTCTTCGCCCCCGATTAGTTCGACGTCGGCGTCGATTGCGTCGAACAAGACGTCGATGGCTTCGTGCGCCGTGTCGCCGGCCGCGCGGACGTCGTGGCCTTCGGCTTCGGCACGCCACGCTGTCGTTTCGTCGTCGCCGTCCCGCACGGGGACTTCTTCGACAGTTAGTTCGAACTTCGGTAGATTGCCGTGTTTTGGGTCGGTCATGGTTAGGCGTCGTCTTCGTCTGTTGGTTGGTCGTCGGCCGGTTCGACGTCGACTTGCGTAATGTCGACGGCGGGGATTGTCCCGACGACGTCGAAGCCGTGGTCGGCCATAGTGTCGACGACGTCGTCTTCGTCTATGTCGCCGCTATCGACCAAGAAGCGGCCGCGCCCACGTTCGGCGTTGTATTGGGCGGACTTGACCCGGCCGTCGTCGACAGCGTTCACCGCGCGGCGAAGCGTGTCTTCGTCGACGCCGCCGTCGGTCATGTAGGTGTCTCCCGGTTCGTCAGTCGGGAAGTCCGTGTCGCTGTCGTCGATTGCGTCATGGTTCGATAACGCTTCGCGAAGTAGGTCGCGGTCGCCGCTCCCGTCTTCGACGGCTAACGGCGTCGCCGTGCGTGGCGTGTCCGCAATCAGATACACGCCGTTGGGGAACGGGCCGGGCGTGTCGTCGACCGCGTCGACCTTGTTCCAATCGACGGAAATGGGGCACCCGTCGGTTAGGTCGGGGTGTTTGCCTTCGGCGTGGGCTTGCATAGCCCGAACCGCCGCGTCGCGGGCGTGGCGTGCGACGTTCCGCGCTTCGTCTTTGTCGGGGCCGACGACTTCGATAGTCACCGATACGTCCGAACCTTCGGTCGAAATGCCGCCGAATGTCTTCTTCGTCATGTGTCTTCAGTAGCGTCGAATTCGTTCGTTTCGTCACGGGTGACGTCCAAGTCGCTGACGTCGCCGAACCGTTCGACCATGACCACGGCGGATTTGCGGACGTGCCGAACTTCGTCGTAGATTCGAATGGCTTCGGCGTCGCCCGCGTCTTGGTCGCCCAAGCCGTGCCGTGGCGGGGACACCGACGCGCGGTAGCCCGCAAGGTCGTCTTTGTCGTCAGTCGTCACGACGACGTCGACATGGGCGAATGCGCGCCCTTCGTCAGTAACGTCGGGGTGGTCGAAGAATAGCCGGAACGCCCGGCCCGTATCGAAGATTTGGTCGAACGTGTTCATGGGTGGGGGTCGTAGGCGTCTTGTGCGAATTCAGTCACGTCGTCGGGGTGAACGTCGATACCGACGAACGTCGTCAGATACGACGCAAGGGCTTCGGTCGCCTTGTCGGTCGCGACGTAGGTATTCGTCCGCTTGTCGCGTTCGCCCTTGTAGATAAATCCATTCCGAACCAAGTCGTCAAGGTTCGGGTAAAGGCGGCCGTGATTGACTTCTTCGCCACGGATTACCTCTAAGTCGCGCTTAATCGCTAAGCCGTGCGGTCGGTCGTCGGGGGACGCACCGGGAGAGCCACCAAGCCGCATGATTGCGATAGCGGCCTGTTGTTGAAAGGCGGTAAGGTGCGCCCAATCGCTCACTTTCGGGTTCATACTGCATTACACCCTTCGGCGTAACACCGACAAAAGCGTGTCGGTGTCGTTATAGGTGACGCCTAACTTCGACGTATCCCGATTGCGTGACCCGTCGAAGTACCGTGACCGTCGCATTCGGGGCGCTGTCGGGGCGCGTGTGGCGTTCGTTCGTCGGTAGGTCGTCTTGGTCGCGATAGACCGTCGGCGGGAACACGGTCATGCTACGGCTACGTGACGGCGCGCACGCTGTCGTCGTTCCGAACCAAGTCGCGAACACAAGGAGCGCACACGTCGACGGGTCGCGGGTCGCGGTCGTCGTCGACGTAATAGATTCTATGCGGGGCCGTTTCGACGCTGTCGCGGTCGCATTCGTCGCACGTTCCCATACGACGACGTCGGTGGGCGCTGTTGTAGTCGTTCGGGGTCGCTAATCGACGTCCCACCACACGTCTAAGACCGTCGCGACGTCGTCGTCTTCGGGCGCGTCGTCGGGCCAATCTTCTTCGGTGACGACGTAGCCTTCGATTATGTCGTCTAACGGGTCGCCCGCGTCGAAGCGGTCTTGCCAAATCCGTTCGGTGTCGTCGCCCGATAGCCGGGGCGCGACGAACCGAAGTTCTTGACAGTCGACGGCGTCGACGACGGCCGTCAGTAGGTCGGACATGCGCGTGTCGCCTTCGGCTTCGACGTAGGCGATTCGAACGCGGCCGTCGCCCGGTTCGATAATCGCTTCGGCGTCCCCCAGCGTCGCGCGGTAGGCGTCGCCGTCGCGGTCCCGAATCGGGAGAAATTGGTACTTGCCGACCCACGGGTCGATACGGTCGAATTGTAAGGTTTCGTCTGTCATAAACTGAATGTCGCAATACGAACTTAGCGACGGCGTCGGCGGCGGCCGCCGGTCAAGTCGTCGGTCTTGTCGGGCTGATTCGCCGGTTCGGTGTCGGCCGGGCCGACGTCGTCTTCGGCGATTACGTCGCCCGTGACCGGGCACGAATACGTAATCGTCGCGTCGTCTTCGTCGTGTTCTTCGACCGGGCATTCGTCGCTTCCGCACGTCCCGCTGATTGATTGGATAACGCCGCGCGCATTCCGTTCGACTGTATGGCTTGGCATGGCTATCTGTTGGTTTCGAACCGTGACGCCGGCCGTTGCGACCCGGTGACGTGGTCGATGACCTTCGTCGACACGGTCGGCATTTTGCCGTCGCGTTCGTACCGCTCCCGTGACGCCACGACGTCGACCTTGTCGGTCGGCGCGGGGCCGACGTCGACCGCTACGACGTGCGTCCCGCCGTGGCTACGGTAGTGGTCGACCCCGACGACTTCGCCTTCGAAGACCGTGCCGTTATCGTCGGCCCATACGGTCGCGCTGTCGCCGACTTCGGCCGCGTAGACGTTCGCCGCTATGCCTTCCGAATCCATCGTCGTGGCGTCGAAGACCGTCTTCGCGCCGTCGGCGGTCGGGTGGGCCATGCGCGGATTGTTCGGCGCGCGTAGCGTCAGCGTGTCGGTCGCGTCGGGTTCCGTCGTGATTGGTTCGTACCGGGAGCAATCCGGCGCGTGGTCGTATGGGGCCGGCGCGTACCGGCCGCAAAACGCACACTTGTCGACGTCGCCGCCGGCCGCGTCGGGGCCGCCGTCGAAGCGGTCGTCGCGATAGTCGACGCCGCCGTCGGTCGCTGTCGGGCGGTCGATACGGTCGTGTGCGAAGACGTCGTCGGGGTCGACGGTCGTGCCGTCGATATGGTAGCGCGCCCATTCGGAAGACCGTGCGCCGTCGTCGTCTTCGTGGTCGTCGAACCACCCTTGCGTAACAAGAATGACGTGTTCGTCGGTGTCTTCGAAGTAGTGAATGAATACTTCGGCGGGGACGGTGTAATAGGGCTGAACCGCCGCGTTCCCTCCCGAATAGGCGCGGAAGTCGATACGGAACGGTTCGCCCGGTTCGGGCGATTCGCCGCCGTCGGTCGCGGCTTCGGGGCTATCAGTTTCACTTTCACCGCGCGGGGTGTCGTGGTCTTCGTCGCTGTCGACGAACGCTTCGAAGACGTCGGCCGCGCTGTCGCGAAGGTCGTCGCGCACCATGTGGTCGCGGTCGTCTTCGTCGGCGTGGTAGACGTCGGCGCGAAGGACACGGCCAAGCCGGGACATTTGACCCTTCGGCCCGCGCGTCGATATGACCGGCGACCCGTGGGCGGGCACGCCGAAGCGGTGAATGCCGACGGGTTCGCCGTCCGACGTTTCGTCGCCCGTGTCGAACGTGACTTCGAATAACTCCCCGTTCGCGTAGTTGTATTTGACCGACGTGACGGTGCCCCGAATCGTCTTCCGATTGCCCTTCGCGCGGGTCGACATGTGTTCGACTTCGATAGTGTCGCCGCGTGCGACGTCGCCGACGTCGAACGCAAGTTCGCCGTTATCCGCGAAGTCGCCTTCGACGTCCGGTTCGACGTCGCGAACGACGCGCATGTCGACGCCCGTCGTGAACCGGCCGCCCGAATCCGTCGACTTGACGAAGCCGCCGTCGGTAATCAGGAACGAATACGACCGGGCGTTCGCGCGGTCTAACGACGCTTCGACGACGGTGCCGTCGTAGTCGCCGTAATCGACGCCGACCTTGTCGACCGTTAGATTCGACTTCGGGAGGAAAGACGCGCCGGACACGCTGACTTCGTCGCCGACTTCGATTTGTTCGACAGACGTCACGGCTTCGGTCGTGGTTTCGGTGGGTTCGGTCATAGGGGTTCGACCTACTACCCACTTGCACCCGGTGGTACATAAAGGTGTCGCCGTTGGTCTAAACGGGGTAAGCGGGTAGCGTCGGAAGCCGTGGGTGCGTGTAGTAGTCGCCCATGACGCCGTGTTTGTATAGCGTGGGCGACGTCGCGCCCCAATCGGACAAGAATGATTGGTCGGTTTCCCAATCGTAGCCGTCCGCCGACTTCGCTATTACGTCGACGTCTTGCAGGGACACCGTGAATTCGGTCGTGCCGTGGGGCTGGGGCGTTAGCCTGATTTGCTCCTTGTCGGTGTATTCGTGGGGAACGCGGGACATGCGCCGGACGTTTTCGGTGCCGCCGACCGTCGGGACGCTGTCGACCAAGTCGTCGATTACGCGGTCGGGCGTGTCGAAGAAGTCGCGTTCGTGGCGCACCCGAATGTAGTGGTTCCCGTCGGGGAGGTACGGGAGCGTGGCGGCGACTATCAGCGCGTCGCGTTCGCGAAGTCCCAAGTCACGCAAGTCGTCGACCGTCGTAGGCTTGTGCTTACTCATTTGTACGGGCCGAATTCTTCGTCGCCGTGTTCGTCTTCGAAGACGCCGATAGCGTATAGGGCCAAAGCCCCGACCCCAGCGACCGATAGCCCGCCGACCGCTACGCCGGCCCACATGCCGGCCACGCGCATGGCTAAGCCCGACGCCCCAGCGACGAATGCCACGACACCCGCGACAGCGATAGCGGCCACGGGGACGGCTATGTGCTTGGTATTCATGTGTTCGTGTCTAACAAGGGCGCTTGCATGAATTTAGTGTTCACCCGGCCGTCGTCGCGTTCGGTAAAGACGTGGTACGGGTTCCCGTGGCCGGTGACGAACCGCACGTAGTCTTCGCTGATTGCGTCGACAATATTCGGCATGTATTTGTTCGACATGCGGGCTTCGGTGAACGATTCGGGCGGGTCTTGAAGCCATTCGAAGCCGTCGTCGTCGTGTAGTTTCACGCGGGCGCTGTCGTTATCGCCCTTGCCTTCAAGGACGAACGTACCGACGTCGTCGTCAGACGCGACGAAGTTCCCTTGCCCGCTCCCCGCGCCGGATAGTTCCGCGACGTCGGTCCCACGGTCCCACCGTTCGACGGGAATGGTCACGAAGACGTTATACCCGTGTTCGTCTTTGACCGGCGGGACGTCGACCGGCGACCCCTTGACGCTGTCGGGGTCGACACCCGACATTTCGTATTCGACGCCGTCGGCCTTGAAGTCTAAACTGTAATTATCCCAATTGTAATCTAACTGAACGACGTCGGCGTTTTTCGCGATACCAAGCAATTCGTCTAACTTGCCGGTGTCGACGCCAATCGCGAAGGTGTCTTCGACTTCGTAGTGTTCGAAGTCGGTCGCGTCGACGGCTTGCCGCGACAGCGCCACGTTCGCCGCGTCTTTCTTGCGAACGCGAAGGCGGTCGGGTTCGAATTCGAACACGGCTTCTAAGTCGGGCGACACGGCGTCGACGCCTTCGGTAATCGTTTCCCAAATGCTTGCGTCGGCAATCGTTTCGACAGTAGGTTCGTTTGTCATAGGTTTTCGGTCGGTCGTCGGGTACGGGGGACGAAGCCCCGCCGACCGCGTCGGTCGGATATGCGACGGGCCGGATTCGAACCGGCGAACCCCTACGGGACACGGTCTTAAGCCGTGCGCGTTTGGCCACTTTGCTACCGTCGCGCGGGCCGGGTATTAGTTCGTCAGCGCCCCCGGCTTCTTGCCGACGGTTCACGGCTTTTCGGTGCCGTCGACGGCGCATAGTCGCGGGTGGATTCGAACCACCGTCGTAGGCTTACTTTCGGGCACGCCCCCTTCGACCTTCGTTCAGCGTGCCCGTCCAAAGGCCCACATGATTGGCCACTACACCACGCGACTGCAAGCGTTGGTTTCGAATCTATCCGGTTAAGGCATGTCGGTCGCCGGCCTACCCACTATCAGACACGGGGGCGACCCCGTCGTCGTCTAAGTCCGTGGCCGTGCGTCTGACGAATTCCCGAACCGCTTCGACGTCCGGGCGGCCCGGCGTGTCTTGTAACGTCGCGACCGTCGCTTGGTCGACCGCCGCGTCGAATTCGGGAGCGTTCGCCGCTTCTTCGAAGGCGACACGGTGGTCGTCGACCTTTTCGATAGCGACGTCGGCCCATTCGGGTAGGTCTTCGTCGTCGATTGCGTCAAGCGTGGCCGCGTAGACGCGGGGTTCGGGCACGTTCACTTCGGCCGCAAGCGTCGGCACGTCGACTTCGGGGACGCTGACGTCGAATTTTACCTTCGTCCGAAGTTCGTTCGTCCCCAATTCGGACGCCTTTGGCTTCGTCTTGCGGATTTTCAGGTCGCCCGTTTTCCAATCGACGACTACCCACCCGGTAATCTCCTTGTCAGTCATTCGTACCGACCCCGAAGTTCAAGGCCGCCGGTATAGTCGGGAATGTGGGCATACGCGTCGTCGACTAACGCCGTAATCAGGTCGTCTTTGTCGGGCTGTTGGCCGACGTCGACCTTCGGGCGTTCGGCCGCTATGACTTTCAGCGCGTTATACGGCAAGAAGCCGTCGTCGTCGGCCGCGTCGAAGGCTTCGCGACGGTCTTGCACGGGAATGTCTCCGCGCCCGAATTCGATTCGAAGGTCGGGACCGTCGTCGTTCAGTACGTCAGCGTGGTGGGGGCCGTCGTCTTCGTCGTCGGCGTATTCGTGGTTTGCGTCGGGGCCGACACGCGGGTCGTGTTCTTCCCAATTGTCGACGCCAATCCACATGTCGCACGGCTTGCAGTAGCGTTGCGCCCCAGCGTCAGATAGTTGGCCGTGGTTAACGCGGGCACCATTCGAAGTTTCGCCGGGTGGCCCGCCGCTATCCGTGTCGGTATCCGCTCCCCGTTCGGCCAAGTCGTCGGCGACGTCGGCGTCGGTCGCGTCTTCTTCTTGCATGTCGATTTGTTCGGCCGCGCTTTCCGATTCGGGGTCGGGTTCGTCGTCGGGAAGCGCGTCGTCGACGTCACCGCCGTCGATATAGTCGACGCCGTCGTCGGGTTCGTGGTCGGCTAAGGCCGTCTGATTCGGGTCGTGACGTGGGTCGTCTTCGCTGATTGGGTCGCCGGGTTCGACTATGTCGACGTCGTCGCGAACGGTGTCGTAGTCTTCGGCCCACCCCGGCACGTCCGGGTCTTCTTCGGTCGCTTCGGTGCCCGTCGTGAACACGTTCCGCGTCACGTAGGCGTAGCCGATAATCGCGGGGCGACTGTCGCCCGCGCCGTTCGGGTGAATGACCCACACGCGGGTACGAAGCGGTTCGATAACGGGCGGCGGATTGCTGTCGGAAACGGGGATTTTGAGGTTCAGCCCACGGTCCCGACATTCTTCGATATAGTCTTCGGGCGTTTCCCAATTGGTCGCGCCGACCGACATTAGGACGTCGTGGGACCGGGCCGACGTTATGTCGGCGTAGTGGTCGCCGTCGAAGCCGTACCGCGACAGACGGTCGAAGTGGTCGGGAATGTCTTCGCCGGGCGTGGTCGTGTTCCCGTCGGCGTGATAGTGGGCCGCGAACGAATTGCCGGGGAATGCTTTCCACCCCGGAATAATCGCCCCGCGCCCCGTGTGTTCGCGGTATTCGACGGGTTCGTCTAATTCCACGAAGCGCGGTATCTCCCCACCTTCGGCCGACAGCGCGGCGACGTCGCTACGAATGTAGCATGATTGTGGCTTTAGGTGGCCGCAACCACGTTCCCGGTTATCTATGCTTTCGCGTTCGTCGCCGTCGGTCGCCTTGCCTAAGACTTCGTCGACGGCGTCGGTTAGTGTCGTCATGGTTCGCACCTTGCGACCTATCGTTTCGTCGTAGGGGGTAAAAGCGTGTCGGTAATATACTGTTTGGTTTGATTGTCCTACGCTTCGACAGTCGGGGAGCGTGACGAAGCGCGTGTGCGCCCCGTGACGGGGTTCGGTGGTCGGTGGGTAGTGTAGGGCGTAGAAGAAGGCGGGCGTGCGTGCGGCGTGCGTGGCCGCCTATTCGTCGTCGTAGTCGACGCCGGGGAGGTTCGTTAGGTTCCACCCGTTCGACGACATGCCCGTCCCGGCCGAATGCGTGTCGTCGCACGACGGGCACGAAAGACCCAGCGACCGACTGACTTCCGTGCGGCGGCCGGCCGAATAGTGGGACGTGCGTAGCATGGGAACCTTGTCAGCGCCACACGTCGGGCACGTCGACAGCGCGTCGAAGACGTCGCGACCCTTGTCCGTGGCGACCCACGCCGCGTCGGGGTCGTCGACGTCGGTATCGCGGTCGTCGGCGCGGGCAATCAGCCCCGTGTCTTCGGCGTCGCGTAGCACCGTGCGGAAGTAGCGGAACTTGTGGGCGAACCCCTTCGGGCGGCGTAGTCCCGTGCCGGGCTTTCCCGTGTCGCCGCGCCCCGTCGAAACGCGACCTTGTTCGCCGGTCTTGACCGGGCCGACGTCTTCGGGGTCGACTTCGTCGTCGCTGTCGAACATGCCGCCGTCGGTCGCGGCGTCGACGCCCGCCACGTAGTTGCCCCAGTAAATCACGTCGCGAAGAAGCGACGTGATATGATTCGCGTCGAAGGACTTGTGTTCAGACATGCGCGCTTCGACGTCGTCGGGAAGGTCGGCGTCGTCGACCGACCACACGGTCGCGCCTTCGCACGACGGGCACACGTCGCCGAAGTGTTCGTGCGTCTTCTTGGCCGGCGTTTCCCATTCGTCGCCGCAACGGGAGCATTCGAACGTGTCGACGTAGGCTTCGGCGGTCTTGTTCATGTCGTCGTCGTATTCCGGGCTGACGTGGGCCTTGTCGTTCACCGCGCCGACGTATTTCTCAAGCGCAAGCGTGCGAACGACGTTCGCGAACGTCGTCAAGTCGTCGTCTTCGTAGTCGTCGACCTTCGCTTCCCATTCGTCGACGTCTTCGAAGTCAGTCGACACGCCGTCGTCGGGAATAGTGGCGCGGTAGAAGGTCGGCGCGTCGGCGTCGGTCGGGTCGACGTCGTCGCGGTCGGTCATGCGGCGGCCGACGACGACTTCGAAGGGGCAATCGTCTTCCGGGCACGTATGCCGCGCCGTGTGGTCGTCGTCATATTCGGCTTCGTGGCCGCCGTGAACGGGGCACGTCACGCGGCCGGCGAACGATAGCGATTCGACGGGCGCGTCGCGGTCGTAGGATTCGACCACCTTGTGAACGATTTGGCCATCTTCGACCGTCGTGTGCGTGTTCCGTTCGTGGCGGACCATGAACGTCGTGTCGCTGTCGCTGACGTGACGAAGGTAGTGGTCACGGTCGCCGTGTTCGTCGTCAAGCACCGCGTCGACGGTGACTTCGCCGCCGTCAGCGACGGCGTTCCGGGCGCGGAATTCAGCGATTGCGGCTTCGGCGTTGGCCCGAAGCGTGTCGACGGCCGGGGCGTCGTCGGGGAGGTTCGCCGCGACGGGGGCGACTTCGTTAATGTAGGCCGCAAGGCGGGCGGTCGAAAACCGTTCGACGTCGACGTCGGCTTCGGTGGTTTCGGTCATAGTGGTTCGCACCTACTACCCACTAACAGGGCTACGGTAATAAAGGTGTCGGCGTTGCACCACGGGTTAGGTATTGCCTGATTGGTATATTAGCGACATACTTTTATGCCGGTCGGCGGTACGTGTCGGTATGGAAACGGAACCAGATACCGACGCGACCGACCGGATTCGTTCGATTGCCGAACGGGTCGGGTTCGACGACAGTATCGGCGACTTGGCTACCCAAGTGTTCACGAACGCCGTCGAAGAAGGCGTCGTCACCGCCGTCGTCGACCGCGACGAAAGCGGTCGCTTCGAAGGTGAAACGCGGAACTACCCGGCGGCCGCATACCCGGCGGCCGTGTATGCCGCCGCGCGGATTCGTGACATTCCGACCAAGCCGTCCGAAGTCGCTGACGCGGCCGACGTCGACGCTGACGTCGACGCTGTCGGTGACTATTACAAGGACATGCTTGGGGCGCTACCCTACACCGTCGAACCGGAAGACCCGGTCGATTGGGTGCGCCGGCTTTGCGACGACTTGGACGTGTCCCCCGGCTTCGAAACCGACGCCGTCGACTTGTGCGGCGACGCTGTCGGTGCGAACCTGCATAACGGCAAGGCCGTGTCCGGGTTCGCCGCCGCCGTCGTCTACGCGACGTCGGAATATCGCGACGCTGACGTCGGGCAAGACCGTATCGCCGAAGTCGCCGACGTGTCGCCCGTGACGATTCGGAACCAGTACCGCGACGTCTTGGAATTGTGGGAACGGGCGGCCGAACCGGGCGACCCCGACGTGATTCGGGCCGCCGTTAACGACGTGTGTGACCGTATCGACGGGCTTCCCTCCCGCGTGCGGGCCGACGTCGCCGACCTTGCCGCCGACGCTATCGACGCCGACGCCGACTTCGTCAGTAACACCGACCCCGACGGCGTGGCGGCCGGTATCGTCTACGTGGCGGCGAAAGACGCCCGCGTCGACGTCAGTCAAACCGAAGTCGCTGACGTCGCGGGCGTGTCGAAGTCGACCGTCGTGAACCGGGTAAACGACGTCCGCGATTGGCGGCGTCGGAAGGACTTCGAAGCGAAGGAATACAATACGCTAAAGCAAATCGCGGCCGACCACGGCGTCGACGTCGGGCAACAGCCCGAACGCCCCTATCTTATCGACCGCTTAGTCGAAGCGGGTGTCGACGCATGAACGGCAAGAAGCGCGTCGAAGTCGAATTTATCGACCCCGACGAAGGCGGGTTTAGCATGACGTCGGGGGCGTCGCCGTCGGCGGCCGAATATGACACGGTGTCCGTCGAATTCGAATTGCACGAACTTGAACGGGTCCGCGACCGTGTCTTCGACGTAATAGCCGCCGCCCATTCGGATAACAAGCGTGTCGCTGGGGTCGTCGTCGGCGTTCGCGAATACCTTCGGCTATACGCGCTTATCAGTCACGAAATGGGCGACACGTCAGCCCCAGCGACGAAGGCGCACGTCGAAGACCTAATCGGGCGTCCCGTGACGGTCGTCGGCGGGTCGACCGTCAGCGTCGAATACGAAGACGACGACGGGCGTCTTGCCGAACACGTCTTCGAAATGGGTGGTCGCGAATGACCGACATGCCGCCCATGCCGACGGCTACCGAAGCGGTGACTATCGAAGTCGACGACCCGACCGACCCCGAAGCGTATGCGCGTGCCGCGTACCGGGCGCAAGCGTCGGCCATGATTACCGAAATGATGTATGGCCATTCCGCGATAACTGTCGACGACGACGGTATTCACGTCGCTGTCGGCGTCGAAAGCCTTCCGGGGACCGACACCGACACCTACGGGAAAGCACCGATTGAAGCCATTCGGGAGCAAAGGGGTGAATCGAATGACTGACGAAGACGATATTCCGACGGTCGACGTCGACGACCTTCCCGAAGGCGCGTTAGACAATATCGACGTCGCGACAGTCGGGGACACCGACCGCTTCCCGCCCGACATGTCCGTCGAAGACTTCAGCGACCCGAATGAATCGCTTGTTCGGTCGTTCGACGACGATATTGCCAAGGCGGTTCAGTCCGCCGTGTGGCATACGATTGTCGACGGCGCGGGGCACGAAGCCTTCGTCGACGACCTAACGGCCGAATCCATGCGCGACGCTATCGAACGGCTTCAGTCGAACGGCTTCGCGACCGAACGACTGTCGGCGACCGACGTTTGGGGAGAAAGTGACGGCCGGCCGTCGGGCGCGGCGTTTTTCATGGGTGACGACGTCGCTGACGACTTCGAAGACGTCGTCGACGAATGGGTGCGAATCGACGACGGTGACGACGCCGACGACTTTGACCGTGTGAAGTTCGACGGCTACCTTGCCGAACGGGTCGAAGACGGACTTCCGTCGCACCTTGTCGTCTTGGTCGACGTCGACGCAATCGCCCGCGTGCCGCCCCACGCCCGTCACGTTCCGGTCGGATTGGATACGACCCCCAGCGTATCCTCCCCGATTGTCGTCGCCCAAGAAGACGGTATCGCCGTGATTAACGTCGCCCAACAGTAGCGTAAGCGAACCCTATGACAGCACTACAAGACTTTGCGGAATGGTTCAAGGCGCGGGAAACGAAAATCGAAGCGTGGTATAGCGACGGCGTCGGCCGCTTCGCGTTCCGCGTGACCGTCGACGGCCAAGCGTTCGTATGTGCGGCCCGGTCGTCGCCACCGAAGGACGGGAAGACGTCGATAATGGCCCGTGTCGCGGGGAAGGCGCAAACGTCAGACGCGCTTATCGCCCTTCGATTGCCGGGCGGGATTCGTGTCTTCGACCCGGTGACGGTCTTGGATACCGGGGAGCGTGACACGCCCGCCCAATCCGACCGTCGCGAACGCGACGAATCATGGGTCGCGGTCGACCTATCCGTCGCTTGCACGTTCAGCGAATGGTACGACGGTGACGCGAAGCCGCTTCGGTTCGCCGACGTCACCGAAGCCTAAGATTCGCGAACGCCGGGAAAGATTCAGTCCTTTTTGTTTTTTCACGCTGACGACGTAGGAGTATGACGGGGTCGTAGCCACCGGCTAACGACCCCGTTAGTGTAGGTCTAAGCGTTTGTGTTGTTACTACTACACTACACTACACTACTACTAACTAACACTATACTACTACACGACCACTTAACCGACACTTATTTGCAGTTAGTGGTCTTTTGGTGGTCTTGCATGTCGAAAGACGGTTTGGTGCGACTTCCCCGAATCAGCGAATCGCTCCGTGACGAATTCCGCGACGACGTCGAAGACCGCTTCGGAACGGTACGCGGTCACTACCGTTCGGAAGTCGAAAAAGCCCTTCGTGAATACCTGAACGGGTCGCACGGCGGGGATACTGACGACCGCCTTCGCCGGTTAGAAAACGCGGTCGAACGTATCGACGAACGAACCGCCGCCCTACACGCTGACGAATCGGGAAAAAACAAAAAGGATTCAGACGTTTCCCCCACGACCCAAAATCGGATTGAATCAATCCGTGACCGTGTCGAACGCGAATCGGGAACCGGCCCCGTTCACGAAGCGGTCGTGCGGCAAGCAATCGAAGACGTCGCCGGCCATAGTGACCCGACCATTCGGCGGTACATGCAAATGCTTACCGATAGGGAAATACTGTATCCCCACCCGAACCGCGACACGAAGTTCGTTTACGGGGAAGAAGAATATGCGTGCATGATTCAAAGCATGGCCGAATCGGGAGCAATCACCGAAAGCGAATATTGGGACGTCGTCACCGGCATGGGCGGCGAAAACGACTTCCGCAATATCTTGGAACGCGCCGGCTACGACGACGGCGGTGACGACAAGCCCGCCGGTCGAACCTTTCAGTAGCGACACGCACTTGCCGACCGTTCCCGTTAGTTAGGCCATGTCTTCCGCGAAGGGCGATAGGTGGGAACGGCATTACGTGAACGCGCTTAGTGCCGACGACCCCGACGACGATAGCGACGACGTCGAACGGGTCGGTATCGACGACTTCGCGTTAGTCGAACCGTTCACGGCGTTACGCCTTCCCGCTTCCGGCGCGGGGCGTTCCGCCGACCTTCCCGACATTCATGCGTGGCTTTGCCCCGACGCCCATACAGTCCGACAGTACGCCGCCGAATCGAAGGCGGGGGCCGACCGGGTGTATTTGGATAACGACGAAGTAGACGCGCTTGTGCGCTACGCTGACGACACGGGGGCGACGCCGGTCGTGTTCGTTCATATCGACCACGAACACGCACATGACGACTTAGGCGGCGATTACGTCGTCGCTATTGACGAACTACATTCGACAGCGTCGGGCTACACGTTCACGAAGACCCGCGACGCCCCGACAGCCCGGACGTTCGCCGAATGGGTCGACGACCCCCAATCGGTCGCTTAGTCGCCACGGTCGCGGTCGCTTCGTCCCTCCCGATACAGGTTCGGCCGGTCAAGGTCGACCCCAAGTTCTTCGGCGATTGCCGCTTGGTTAGAAATAGACACTTCTTGGCGGCGTTCCATTTTCCGAACGTCGCCGTGTATGTCTTCGACTTCGTCGCGAAGGTCGGCGTGCATTTCTTCGAATTCTTCGCGTAGTTCCGTGTTCGCTTCGTCAAGGCGGTCGAACCGACTTTCTGAATCGGCAAGGTGGCCGTCCGACGTCGGGTCGTCTTCGTCGCCGAAGACGCGCCGATACACCGGGACCGCGAAGGTAAAGTGCCGTCTGACTAACCACGCCACGACGACCACAAGGCCGCCTAAGACGAACGTCACCGCCCAAAGCCCCAGCGACGACGGCGCAATCGGGCCGACTTGCAGTAGTGTCGACGTCATAGTATCACCTCCCCGTCCGGCCTTCGACAGTAGTTTCGACCATATGCCCCGACGAATCCGTATTGTCGACGATTACGCCGACCGATTGTTCGCCACCCGTCGAATTCGTGTAGGAGGCAAGCGGCGACCCGGTTTCGTCGTCGAAGACGGTAGACCCGTCGCCCGACAGTATCGTCGATTGGGTCGTGTAGCCGCCCGAATTGTCGAACGTGACAAGTTCGACGTTCACGCCCGTCGGCATGGCTTGGGCTAACCCGGTCGTCAGCGTCGCTTTGTCTATTTCCATAGTTTCGCCGTCGGCTAAACTATCGACCACGACGACGGCTTGCGTCGTGTTCCCGACGTTCCGCGACAGCGACCCCGACACGCGGTCGTGTGGTCGGCTAAGTTCCGGTCTTTGAATGGTTCCCGCCGCGTCGACTAAGGTAGACCCCGTGATAGTATCTAACCGTTCGTGCAAGACGGCACGCCGGTAGTTTACGCCACCCGACCCGTCGGCTTCCCCACGAAGGCTTAGGATAGTGCCGCCGCCGACTGAATACGATTGGCCATATTCCCGCCCGGCGTCCGCACTTCCGTCGACCGGGGCCGAAATGGTCGTGTTCCCCCACGAACGATTTGCCGGGAATGCGACCGCCGCGCCCCCTTTTGGAATGAACGACCCGAACGTTTCGAAGTCGGAAGTAGAATCTATATTTCCGTATAGTGTAAGCAGTCCGTCGACCCGAAAGTCGGTAGTGACGCGACTGCCGCCACCCGTGTTCGGGTGGTCGCCCGTTACGTAAATCCCCGACTGTGGCGAAAATCCGACCGGAACCGCGACGTCTTTCGAAGACAGTCCACCCGACCCGTCAGCGTACCCCAAAATCGAAAGGAATGGTTGGCCGGCCACGCCGAACGAATACGACACTTCGTCGCCCGAATTTTCGATTCCTGAAAGGGGGTGGTCGAACGAACTTCCCCGGAAGGATACGTCACCGCCGACGATAAGTTCGCTGAACACGCGGACGTATTCGCGTTGCACGCCGCCCGAACCGTCGGCGTCGACGGCGGCCCACAATTGCGAAGACCCACCCGCCGAAAGGCCCACGCCGACGGCGGAACCCGCCGACGCATTCGAATCGACCGGGGCTTCGGCAAGGGAATTTCCGGGCGTTCTGTTTGCGGGGAACGATATGGCCGCCCCACCCTTCGGGATAAATGCCCCGAACGTTTTGAAATCCCCATTAATATCTATATTATCGTAAGATGATATTGCCCCATTTACTTGAAGCGACCCCGTGAATTGGTTATCGGCGGAGGCTTCGCTATTTGACCCGGTGACATACATCCCTCCGCCCCCGTGTATTTGGCCGTATATGTCGACGCTACCAGATATTTGGTTATCCGCTTGTGCGTCGGGGTGCGACCCGGTTACAAGAAGCCCGCTGTCGTATGTCGTCGGCTTAGCGAATTGCACTTCGCCGTTTTGGATACCTCCCGACCCGTCCGATTCGGTGTAGATTTTCGCGAATTCTTCGCCGTCGACCGCGAACGTGTATGATACTTCCGTCCCGGCGGACGTGTTCGATTCGACTTGAATGTCGAATAACGGGCCGAATTGCGTCGTTCCCGGCGTCGCTTCGAACCCCGACGACAGTAGTGCCGAAGCCGCCGGGTGCGCCCGCCAATTGTGAATATCGCCTTCGGTGACGTCGCCGGCCGCGTGGGGGACCGCTACAAGAGCCAACAGTAGCCCGTCCGACGGCGTTTCGGGAGGTTCGGGGTTCGGGGCCGGCGTACCTTCCGCGACGGCGTAGGTGCCCGCACTACTGTCGAAATACACCAAGTCGACGCGACGGTCGTCTTGGCCCGACGTCGTCGTTTGCGGCCCGGTCGACAGCGTGAACGACGTCGACGACGGGGAGTAGGTAGCACTATCATACGACAAGTTCGTCGCGGCGGCTACCTGAATCCCCATAGCGGTATTGGGGTCGGGCGTCACTTGCGCGTCGCCGTTGTTTTGGATACCATTACCGACGAACGCTTCGGTAATCGCTTCTAAATATCGGCCGAAGAAGGTTCCCCCTTGTGGGGCTTCGAACGGTTCGGCTTCGGGCATGTGGCGAAGTATCCGCTACCGCGTCTTAGTAGTTTAGGGCGTGTAGTAGTCGGGGAACGCGCCCGGCGACCCCGGTATTGCAGAAATATCTACTCCCCTATATGTGAATTCTCCCGTGGTGTCACCAAACACCGAAAGCGACCCGTCTTGGGGCAAATAGGCGAACCCGTATCGGTACGTATTCCCTGAAATATATTGGACGTATGCGAAGAAGGTTCTACCGTATGGTGTCGGCGTCGAAAACCCACCTATATTATTCAGGTCGACAGACGATATTAGTTCGCCGTTTGGCGAATATTTGTTCAATTCCCCGCGCCAATATGCCGTTACCACGCCACCAAACCCGACGCTGACGGTGTTTAGTGGAATGGGTGACTTTGACTTCGACCATTTGTGATTTAGGTCGGCGTCGAATGCGTGAACGTCGTCACTCCCGCCCACAATTACATTCCCGTATGGCCCCACGTTCACACTATTTATGTGTTGGTCGGGAATTTTGTAATTCCCCAATAACGACCCACCATTCGAATCTATGTTTACAATTTTGTCGCCGTTGCTATAATATATTGAATTGTCCGGGGTCGAATATCGAATATCACCTATACCCCTTGAACTATCATTACTATCAGATATTGACCAATCCACGCCGCTACCGTCTTCGAAGACTCTCCCCACCCGGATGGGTGAATTTTGACCGCCCCACGCGATAAAGTAGACACCGCCCCCAATTCCGGCGGCAATTGATTCAGCGTCAAGTACGGGACCGCTACCGAATTGCACGTCTTTCGACCAAATCACGGATAAATCTTCAGTTAATTTATATATGGTAGACGAAGACCTACCCGTGGCAAATACATGTCCTTGTGGGGTGGCGCGAATTTTATCGACCGGATTTTCTAATGTCGCTCCCGTATCTTGGACGCCGCCCGGTGAAAATTTGGCAATATTGTTCGGCGGGCTTGCGTTAATGCCGTCCCTATAAACCCCATAGACGGGCCAACTTGGTGGGTCCGGGTATCTTCGGATTGCGCCAAGATTGTAAAGCCGCTGTCGTTCCCGATAGTCACTAAGGTCGGATTGGGAAGCGGGCATTAGGCTATCTTAAAGAAGGATTCGACGTTAAACTTCGTGTCGTCGCCGAAGACGAATTCTTGCGTCGGCGACACCCACACAAGCCGCCCCGAATCGTCGATTATCCCCACTTGCCCGACGTCGAACGGCCGTTCGTTTGCTGGGGCGGCATTCGACGGGACGTCGCCCATAATAATTGCACGGTCGCGGTCGGATTCGGCGGTCGCGTCGACCGTGAACACTTGGTCGTATAACGACGTCATGGTCGCGTCTTCGTCACCCCCCGAACGCCCGAACGCCCATGTCGCGAATTCGACGGTATTTCCGGGGACTTGCACGGCGTCGGCGAACGCGGCTTCGCCGGCATTCGTGACGACTGAATTCCCGACGCCGTCGCCTTCGAACGTGACGATTACCCCGGCGCGGACTTCGGTGTCGCTGTCGACTTCGACGTCGACGGTGGCGCGGGCCATTAGGCCGCCGCCTTGTGATTCGGCCGATATTTCGAAGACGTCGTCTTCGTCGGGTAAGAATTCGGTAGACGCGAAGACGCCCCGGACGTGCGACTTGTTCAACTTGGGCTTTAGTCGCGACGTCACGCCGGTCGACGCGATTCGGTTCCCTAAACTGTCGTCTGATAGTTCGGCGTCTGTCCCGTCGTCGCCGTAGGCTATCGTCGTTATGCCATTTTCCACGCCCGATATTAGTTCAGCAATCACACGCCGCCCCGTGCGGGTCACTACCGCCGACTGTTGGGCCGTGTTCGTCACTTCGAAGTCGCTCTTATCGTCCCCGAATGTTCCGATACCGAATGAATTGTCGGCGGACCAAATACCGAACGCGATAGTGTCGCCGTAGTCGACCGATTCTTCCCGCCCACGCGCTTCCCAAGCGCCCTTATCGTCCCCGAATGTGCCGCGCCCGAATCCTTTGTCGGGGTCGTTATGTCCGAAGACGATTTGGTCGCCGGTCGAACGGGTGTCGACCGTCGCTTCGGCCGATACTTCGATATACGAAACGCCGAATTTCAGGTCGCGGGTTCGGCCTTCGTCGACTTGGATAAACCGGCCAAATTCGTCGCGTATCTGTCGGCGATTGTCCGCGACAAGCGAATCAATATCTTTGGTCGTCATGGTTAGATTGACACCGTCCCCGACAGCGATATAGTGACGTATCCGTCGCTATTCCGGCCGACAGACGTCACTTCGAACGACCCATTAATCCCGTCGGGCGGCCACACGACCGGGACGATTTGGCCGGGATTCACGTCTAAGAATTCGGGGTTCGCTAATGTAAAGGATAGTGCCCCGTCTTCCCATGCGTTTTCGTTCAGGAATCCACGCGCCCGGCGGCGTAGTTGCGTCCGCGTTCGAAGGGTCGGGTCACTAATTGGTTCTTCTTTGGGCGCTTCGGTGTTATAGAATTCAATCGAACCGGCGTCTTCGTAGGAGGCTTGTAGGTCGCCCCGGCCTTCGACGCTGACGCGATTGCGGACGTCAAAGTCGCGGTCTATGTCGACGTTCACGACATTAATCGACGGGTCTTCGTATTCGATACTGACGTCGGCCACGGTATCGCCCGACGACAGATAGTGTAATACCGCGTCTTCGTCGACGTAAGGCGTGACACCGTCTTCAAGCGCGAAGTTTTCGACCATTTGAAGAATGGACGAATTCACGCTTCGGGTCGTGACGTAATCGGTGCCCGGATTGTCGACGGTCACACCGACATTTCTGTCGTTAAGTCCGAACGGTACTGATTCGGCATAGTCAACAGCAAACGCCCGCGTTTCGGGGGTCTGTTCCCCGGTCGAAAATTCGAACCGAAGTGTAAGCGGGTCGCCTCCTTGCGTTACTGTCGCGTCGTCGACCGGGAATTCGAAGCGTTCGAATTCCCCCGACCCGGTCAAATCGAATTCCCATTCGTAGGATATTCCGCCCGCGTCGACAAGCGTCACCGTCCCGTCGAAAATCCCGCCGTCGTCGTTAATTATCGCCCGGACATTCAGTTTCGAAATGCGCCGTTCGGGGGCTTCTTGTGGCGACACGTCGACGTATTCAGCATAATATGAACCCGAAGACCCGTCGGGTATTTCGGCATAAATAGCGTTCCCGCCGGAATTGGGCAAGTCCGAATCCGTGTCTAACAGGCGGAAATTATCAACATTCGACGACCACCCGCTAAGCGACGACCCGTCGGTGATTGTTTCGGTGCCGACAGACGGGTCGCGTTCTTTCGCTATCGCTTGTTCGACCATTTCCCCGGTCGTCATTTCGATAAACGGCCGCGACACCTTCGCGTATTCCAATTGTGCCGCCTTCGATTCGACTTCGACGTCTATCGTAAGGTTTCGACTGTTGGTCGACGACGGCTTGCCTATCACCTCCCCGAACCACTTTCTGACGAATGTGCCCGCGTCGTTCCGGTCTTCTTCGTAAATGACGACTTCGTCACCTGATTCGAATAGCGAACGATTCGACGCCGTGTTCGCGACTGTAATGACCGCCGTCCCTATTTCCCCGTTCGACGGCGTTTCGTAGTCGACCGTGACGACGTTAACGGCGGCCGTTCCGTCGACTTCTATCTTGTAGTTCGGCATGGTGTTAGGACACGTATGCGTCTAAGAAAGTCCATTCAAGCGTGGCCGAATATGTCCGTCCCGGCGATTCGTCCATGCTTTCCGACGGGTCGAATGCTGTAATGACGCCGTCAATTTCGCGACCGTCGTAGACCAACGTGTCGAAGCCGTTATCGACGTCGAACCCCCATTCTTTCGACGCCCGCATTAGTTCGTCGCGGAAACCATAATCGTCGTCGTCGGGGGTGGCGGGCGACGACCCGTCGTAAACTCCCGAATTTGGGTAGTCGTCGGGTGTCATTCCCTGAATGTCTATGCTGATAGTGTAGCGTTGCAAGTCAAGCACTAACTTCCCGCCAAGAATTTCCCGCGACGCCGCCGATATGACTGAATCCATGACCAAGCCGTTTTCGACCGACGTTTCGACGTTATCGGCCTTCAATCGGAATTCTTCGCTCCCGTCGTTCCGGCGAAGCCGAACCGCTAAATCGGAATTGTCGGCCATAGTCTAACGAACCCCCGCGCGGTCGTTAGTCTTGTCACCGACACGTTCCGCAATCTTGTCGGCAAGTTCTTCTAACGTCCGGCGGTCGACGTTCGTCGGGTCGAATTCGCCCGACAAGTCGATTGTAATGCCGTCGATTGCGACCGACGTCCCGCCGCCACCGCCGCCCGACGCGGCCGCACTAACAAGCGGTTCGGGAATGACGGCTTCGCCCTTGTGAATTTGGGCGACGCCGTCGGATTCTACCATGCCGCCCGAAGCCATTCCCCGGACTTGTTCGCCCGCCCATTCACCAAGCCCGTGAATCGGGTTATTCGTCATTACGTTTTCTATCGTATTCGCCGCTCCGGGGTTATTTTCAGCGAATCGTGAACCCGCCCTTCGTGCCGGACCCCACCCGTCGCCACCGCCGGCTATTTCGGCAAGGATTTGGCCCGCCGTCAGCGTCGGCCATACGATTGCGCCGACTATCATACCGCCCGTGATAGTCCCGAACCCGATTGCGGCGGCTATCAGCCCGCCCGTGACCGCGCCGAACGGTATCGACTTCAATAGTTGGCCGCCCGATATGACCTTGAACGACATGGCCCCGACGACTAACGCCGCGCCGATTACGGGCCACCCCAGCGCGCCGACGATTATGCCGGCCCCAATCGTCGCCCACGACAGCGCGCCGACGACGTCGCCCGCTTTCAGTTTCCCCCATGCGATTGCACCGACGATTAGGCCGGCCCCGATTATCGGCCACCCGACGGCGGCGATTATCAGCCCGGCGGTAATCGTCCCCCATTTCAGCGCGCCCAAGACGTCGCCCGCTTTCAGTTTCCCCCATGCGATTGCACCGACGATTAGGCCGGCCCCGATTATCGGCCACCCGACGGCGGCGATTATCAGCCCGGCGGTAATCGTCCCCCATTTCAGCGCGCCCAAGACGTCGCC